ACCCGAAGGTCTCTTTTCAAATTCAATGCAATCGCAAAGGTTTTCATACGATATCAGGCGATCAAATATAGCATGCTTGAAAGCATGAAACATTTGCCCTTCCTCAATAGCTGAAATAGTGGTAATAACTACTTTAGATTCCCCATCAGCGGGATACTGAAAACGACTATCAACTCTGAATAGTTGGTTTGGGTACTGCATACATGGTGTATGCAATAAAGATGATATTAGTTCATCTTTTACATCTTCGAAATCATAGCCAGGAATAGGATTACTTAAATAAACTGGTTGGACAATTTTAATTACTGGTACGCCGTGTACTCCACGACTTGATGTCGCAATCTTTAATGTAGATTCCATAATATTTGTTTTTAGTCACCTCCGACATTGGTAAGTGCTTAAACAAATGTAGATAAATAATTTAAAATTAAAATTTATTTTTTCAGTTTAGGAACTTTGCTATCTGGAATGTAATCATTGGTTTTCGGATCAAAGTAAAATCTGTCATAAACCTTAAAAGGAGTTCCAGCCTTATGCATTAATGAAGCTTGGATATATGCTCTACCAGAGCTGCTGCCATCGCCTTGCAAAAGACCATTTTTAAGAGCATAGTCTTTAGGTGCAAAATCCCAAGCATCTGATATAGAAATATATGGTAATTTCCTTTCCTTGTCGTAAGCAATGTTTAATTTATGGCCATTTAAATTTGTTCCCAAAAACAAACTAATTGGACTATCATTCCCCTCTTGGCTATATATAGGTTTTTTCATATAATCCAGTGACTTAGGATCAATACCATTAAAAGCACCACTCATCTCTTTAATATAATTAACCCAGTCAGATAAATTCTTTTTTCCAGACTTTTCAAAATTCCCTTTTATACTAACCGATGGTAAAAACTTTAAATAATCAGAAGTCGGGGCATAGTTTGATTTTGGTAAACTTATCTTGCCAAAATATTGATCTAAAAGATTAACGTGGTTTTTTGCATCATTTGTAAGGTCCTGTCCTTTATAATCTTTAATCCCATCTTCATAGGTTGTGTCTAAGCCTTTCCTGTAGTAAGGGTCTTTATACTTTACAATCATGCTTTTAACTTGTTTCCCATTATTAATATCATCAAGTTGCTTTTTATCTAAAGTCTCAAACCCACTTGACTTTCTGGCAATATCATAAGCTTTATTCTTGATTATATTGCCAACAACAGGAGTATTTATTAACCACTGATTTCGATAAAGAAAATCAGTCATAGCATCGCCACTTGTTATGTTTTTTCTTACAGGAGGATTATAATAAGCGTCTTTTTCTTGCGCGTCTTGATTAATAGATTTGGCTTGTTTTGATCTGTTTATTTCTTGTGGAGTGTTGTTTTTTGGAACAACTGGATTTACAACTATTGTGTTATCTTGCACTGTTGGGGTAGATATCCTTTTACCTCCAAACTTTTTAAACACATCATCGCCCGGATCTTCGGCTGCTGGCGTTGGGCTACTTAACAAAGATCCTCCAAAGTTTTCAAATATGCTATTCATATTATCTATTGCCTTATTGCATTGGGATGCTCTTTAAGAAATTCTTTAACTCTATTAAGGGGTATAGTTCCTACATGACCATTTACACTAAAAGTTATCCCTTCATCAGATACCTTGTGTTCAGCATGAGGATAAGCTTTTAAAAAGTCTTTTACCTTATCTGATGGTATGTTATATTGCTTACCATCTACATTGTAAAGGATTGTTTTTTGTTGTTGAGGTTGGATTGCTACCTGTTTATTAGTTGCTGTTGGAATAATCCCCTTACCGCCTTTACCTCCTTGTATTTTGTTTAATTCGCCTAAAGATATGTTTTGGTCTTTTGCCATCTGTGATACCTGTCCGAAATAACCATTAGGGTCATTAGGATCTAAAGTATACGTTTGTTCGGGCTTCTTAACCGATATTTCAGGTTTTAACTGTTTAGCCCTTTCACTTTGTTCAAATGGTATTTTCTTGGCACCTATTCCTAAAAATCCACCCTTGGTTTCAGGGTCTTGTTCATATTCAGCACGTAATTTCTTATTATCATTAACAGCCTTTTTATCTGTCACTACCTGTGCAGGGAACCTAAATATATGGTTTCCCGTGTTGGGGTCTATAGCCACTACAGGAGCATTCCCTTTACCATACTGTGATTTAGGTGCTAAGTTAACCAAATGCTTCATAGCGTCTGTATTGCCCTGTATCATACCCCTATCACCATTTGGACTGCCCCCTACCAATATCTGTGCAGGCGTGTACTGTGATGTTGATTGACCAGGCAATGGATGGGCTATATCATAGTTCCTCATGGCAATGTGATTTGCCAGTGTCATGTTTGGTGGTTGGTCTTGCTTTTCCTGTGGTGCTTTATATTCTGCAATCGGCCCTTGGTTTTTAATCAATGCTCCTATAGCTGCTGCCTTTTGCTGTTGTGGCGTTAGATTTGGGTCGTTATATATCTCAGGGTGAATGTCCATCAACATTTTCTTAAACTCCCTGTCAGCCTCATACATCTGACCATATTTGTCTGCTTGGGCTTCCGGACTAACCGCACGACTATTGTTGATGAACGTGGCATTTCTGTTACCAACCTTTGTGTTTTGTAGTACTGGTGTACCCCATTTTGCTTGGTCTAACAATAGTTTATTGGCCTTGTCTATTCTATCCAGCACTTTAGAGTGGTCTACCTGTTGTTCGTAGGTATTAAAGTCCTTTACGTAGTTAGGGTCATCGTGAGAAAGGTTTCTATTTGCCAGATACTTATTTACAACATCTGGGGTGTATCTATCCCTTATTGTCGGGTTTAAAAGCATTTGACCAAAGGCATCTTCATTTTTAGCTGCTTGTTTTGCACTCGATACAAATGATTGTAGTCCAAGATAAGCTTGGTCAGCCTTTGATTTTAGTAATGACTTTTGATATGGGTTCTTTTCATTCTGTGCCTGAATGGATAGATTGCGCCAATCGTTGACACCATTGAAGTATTTTTGACGTTCAGCATCATTCCTTAAACCCTCTGGCCTTAGCTGTGCCTGCTGATCTGTAAGTTGTTTTATTTCCTGTTGGCGCTGCTGTTGCTTACGAGCTAATAACTGCTGAAAAGCATTATCAATACCCGATGTGTCGAATACCTGTGCCTCGCCACGATTTATTCCGTAAAGTGCCGAATTGTTGGTAGCCATTAGCTCATGTTATTATACATCCCTGTTGGATTGATATCACCTATATATCCTGCTCCGATTGGAGCACCTGCGCCTGCGCCATTCACGTTTGATGCCGCACCTAATCCACTTCCTAACCCTGCTGTCATATATCCTATACCAGCTTGTCCTATGCTGTTTATAGCACCACCTATGTTCTGTGCTGCCGCCCCACGCAACGCCTGTGATTTGGCTAAGTTCTCAGAGTATTTATCAGCATAGTTGTAGTTCCATGCATTTTGTTTGGCATTAGCCAATATCCCTCTTTGTTGTAAGAGTGCCAATGTATTCCTGTTACGGGCAATAGCATCCTGCGCATTGAGATTATTGTTAGCATCGTTACTTGCCCTTACAATTGAAGCAATGCTTGCATTTGGATTTTGACTTGCACCTAATGCCTGAATACCTGCTGCCTGATTACGGTTGATGGAGTTTAGTTGATTGTTATACTGTGTCTGTGGTAGACCCGTTTGAGCCATTTGATTAGCAGTGGCAACATTTTGTAACAATTCAGGCTGTACATATTGTGTGGGCCTGATGTTTTGTTTTTCTATTTGAGATGCCTTATGGTTCTGGACTGCTCCCATCACTCCTTTACCCAATGCTGCTGCACCTACTGCTATGCCACCAATTAATGCACTCATTTCTGTATCGCTTTTAGTTCTGGTAAAGATAGGTATGGATTGTCGTATTTTTCAAGTAAATAACCTTCTAACTCTTCAATGTCCTGTATGTTATGCTTGTTCACATGGCATGTTGTCCATACAATGTCTGTAAGGGCGTATACAATGCGTTTTGTTCCTGCTTGGGTTATACCATGGCTTGGTGCTATATGATGCCTCCACGAGGCTGATTTAACGTCATATATCAATAGTTCCCCCATGCTGTGGAAGAAAGGATGCTCATGAATCCATGTGTAGGTAGTGAACAATGTGCCAGCAGGAACAAATCTTTCCCTCATGTACATGCCATCAACAAACTGATGCTCCAATGGGCAATCAATCTGTTCACCCCTGATGAGTATGGCATCTAACCGGTTAAGTTTATCAGCAACCTCTTCTGATGGAGTTAATCCATCAATTAACTCTGCAAGTTCTATTTTAGTGGCTATTGCTTCCATCATTTAGTTTTGCCATGTTCTTTGTTGTACTTATCCATGTCAGTGCCGTAGTTGGTAGTGGTCACTTTCCCTTTGTTATTAATTGTTGCCATAGCTACCGGGAACTTATGTGAACTTGTTTTGCTTCCTAACCACCCATCGACTGCACTTAAATTAGGCATAATTTCGCTTTCGTCATTAACATCAAATTGTGCTTTCCCTGTTTTGTACAGGTTCACAGCTTCTTTTCTATTGTCTATCATAGCCTGCTGAATGCGCGGCACGTCTTGGTAAGTAATAGTTACTCCCGGTGTTTCGTGCCGGTATTTATCAAACAGAAACTGCCCTAAGTTTTTATCTCTGTCATCAAGCATTGTGTTACCTTTATAGCCAGTCTTGTCAAGATAATCAATGAACTGGTTCCATTGTTGCTTCTGTACTGGTGTAAGCTGTGGTGGTACTTGTGTTTGAACAGTTGCCCCTTTTGGTGATAATCCTCCCTCCATTTTATCTTGTGTTTTTAACAAAGATAGATATTCTATCTAACGCCTATTTTAGAAAGTGAGGTATTTACGCCAATACTAAACAATTGAAGTACTGCTGATCCTGTTTGTGTAACCAACTCCACAGTTAAGTAATTCCCTCGCAGATTATCGCCATTAATCAATCCTCCCGGCGAATTAATATCTTTCCAAAAGTTAGCACTAAATATACCTTCCACGGAACTCACATTGACTGTAGTCACTCCATCATTCAACACATCTTTGATAAAGTCCAAATCTGACAGCTCCGATATCTGACCTAATGAACTTGTTATGCCATTGTCTGTAGTAACCATGAGTTCATTAGACTGCAATGCAATAGAGTTGTACGCTTTTATACTTTGTGGTTGCTTGTTGTCAACAAACTTGAATATCGTGTCATACTGCACACCGTAGAAGTTATTACGGCTATCGCTGTTATTGGCATGTTCATATAAGTCTCCTTGATATAAGGTATACGTATGAACAAACAAACTGAAACCAAAGTCAGGGATAAACGTTCTGAAGTCACTCCACTTTTTAGTCAGGGCTGAATAGCAGATAGTGTTCTGTGCCTTTTGGTTATCAATGGTAATTATTTCCTGAATGTTAAACTGTTCTATCGATGCTGTACCGTTACCTAAAAACTTTATTTGTGGATTAGTACCAGATGCTACAATAGTTTCTACGTAGAACCCAGGAACAGTTCTTGCCATGCCGACCGTATTTCCTGCATACAAGAATATGAATGGCGATGTACCACTTAATGTAATAACCCTAAAGCTTACATTATAAGTGTGACCAGCAACAACCGGAAAACTAATTAATGTGACGAATCCCTGATTACACGCTTCGTGATAAGCGATGGCACCATCACCTGACCATCCGGTAGTTTTGCCATATTCCAATAGATTAACCTGTATTGGCGTGTCTTGTACTGCTGTGAAACTCATGTTGTTCTTATGATTGTGCTATGCCTATTAATATTGGTGTTGGCGATGTTGCTGCCGGGAATGTCAATGTATAAGTGCCCGCTGTTGGAATTGATACCCTTTGTACATTCACCCCATTCACATATAAATCTAATTTCTGATTAGGAAATACTGCCGTTCCTGCAATAGTCACATCTACTGTTCCTGCTGTTATTGAAGTATAAGCTACTGATATGCTTCCATTAGGAGGTAAACTCAATGGGTTCAACGCTGCTGGTGTTCCTGTAGCTGTGCCATCGACTATGCTTGTTATGGTATAACCATATGCTGTATTAACCCTGTACGCATCTCCTGATATCGTTGTTACATCAAAATTAGCTGATTTTGTTGATATGGTTAGTGTTGCTGTAGTCGTTGTGCTATTGCTTGCAGAACTTGTTTGTCTTACCTGTATACTATCACCGTTGACAACAGTTCCTGCTGATGATGTATAAGCGCCTCCATTCTTTGAATATTCTCCACCAGTGATGCTTATTGGAACAGCCACTGTAATACCGATAACAGAAATAGCATTACTCACTTCTACTGTAGATACAGGCACATCAAACAATGGAGCAAAACTAAAATCATTAGGAATGCTATCTCCTGCTGTCCAGTTTAAACAAACTTTTTTTGTGGTCTGCCCAGTTGGTGTTTGTATAGTAAAGTTGGCAGTATCACTCCCTACATATCCAGAAGTTGGCGTATATGTAACCATTCCGGTTGCATGATTCCAAGAAGCAACACAATGAGCACCATTTTGAACAATTAATATATTAGATGGTGTAAGTGTATATCCATCATCAAACCTCCAGTTACTTTCACTAAATGGGAAATAGGTAACAATTGCACCTTCTGTTTGAATACAAAGCATTACCTCATCATAAAACATGTTGTAATACATCACCAGCTTTTTGCCTTGACCATATGCCGCCTGTAGCGTTGCCTTGAAGTACTTAGTCATTTTACGTGAGATAGATTCTATCCCATCTAACCCATACCTAAATGGTTCACTTCTGTTCGGATCAACAAAGTAAGCATTGTTGTCTTTATAACAAAAAGATTCTTTAGATAGTCCTATACCAACACTTGCTGTTTGGCTATACCGTATGTTATTTAATAACTTTTCACTGATAGCCACTTGCTGTTGTTGCGCCTGATCTTCTATGATTGACCTGTTCACAGGTATAGAACCAATTCTCCTTTCCTGAAACACTTCCAACAAATCCCCTCTTTGCCACAACACTTGTATAGCACCATAGCTTGAACTGGTTTGTCCATCACTTTCACCATATAGATTTTCAGGATAAAATCTGTTTAGTCCGTTTTTTCTGCTCCCTAACACATAGTTTTGACTGTAAATTATACTGGCTTTTTGTTCTGTCTTTTCCAGTATATCGTAGTAACTCCTTGGTCTGCCATAGGACGTAAAATTAGACACGTAGAAGTCACTAAAATTAAAGTCAGTGGCAAGTATGTCATAATTAACGTTCGGGTCTACAGCGCCACTATATGACCTTGTTTTGAAGTATACGTCTCCATCTGTGATCCTTCCTTGTAAAGTGTCGTGGTTGCCATCAGTTATGGTAAAACGTTCTCCTATTTCATACCATACTGTAGTATTATCACTTGTGGCTGTAGAGGTTGATTGCTGTGTGTTTGGGCTATATAATCTTAAAAAGATATTCTTTCCACTTAAGGTGGCAGGATCAATTGCTGATGCTTTTTGAATCTTCAACAGGAAAGAAGTAGGGTCATATCCAAACACATCAACATCTATACACGGGTTGTTAAGATAGTTTTCAGCAGTTGGTGTTACCGGATCAACATAATAGTGGAATGTGCACCTGTCACCTGGAACAAAGTCATAAGTTAATACAGTATCAACACCATTATTAGAATATCTATCATTAAATAGTGACAATGGGTTTATCTTCACTGCCAGCACATTACTCGATGCTAAGTCAGCAAATGTCTTTGGCACTATATCCCACGATTTCCCATTGTATACCACATAGTCTCCTGTATTAAAAGATAGTGTGCCGTTACCTAAGTTAACCTGTGGCGTATCTGAAGGTGAATTTGGTGCTGTTATTTGATAGGCATCTCCAACAGTTCCTGTGTTGGCTGCTAAAAATGGAGTATTTGTGTGGGCATTCCAACCACCTTTATAATCAATCAGATTGCCAAACACATCAAGTAAATTGGTAACCGTACTGTTTTTAGTCATGAGCCATTGATAATCTACCGCACCCACTGGGGCTACAGGATCAGTTATAGTCCATGAGATACCAACTGCCTGTCCAAATAACTGAGCAAATGATGGGGTATTTACAATAAACTGGTTGTTTGTTTCTAATGGGAATGGTCTGCCGTATTTATCCCTATACTCTAATGCCAGTTGATAACTCGAATTGTCAAGTACAGCATGTATCGATTTAGATACTGATGCCCCCGCGTTATATAGAGTTATTGTTGCACTTTGTAATTGAAAGTAAGGTGGGCCATTAATGCCCAATACTACCTGTGGGCTTGTTGTATCTTGTCTATATGATGAATCAGGAATGGTGGCTGACAAATGCCCTATGGTATCCAATAAATGATCTTCATCGGCTGCTGGAACTACGTATGTATAGGTTAATGTGCTTCCTGCATTGCGAATATCATACATGGTAATGGTGATAATGTCGTTTTCTTTGGGCAATCCCAAAAAGTTAACTTGGATATATCGCCTATGGTTACCTAATCCACTACCCACAGCACCAGGAAAAGTATAACTTACTCTTAGCGGATCAGGATTGGAATCATCAGGCACTGTCAAGTTAGGATCATACCCTACCGCAGCAATGGTCACAGGCGTTGTAGGGCGGTCATAGCCCACCTTTAAATCGCCAATGGCTACTATGTTGCCGTTGATCTTTTCAATGGCTGTAGCAGGCCATAAATAGTCTGCAAATAAGTCTGTTTCTGTTGGTACTACCGGTATGGTTAAACTTTCGTTATAAAAGCAGAATGAATATAGGTTGGTAGTTGGGTCATACGCCTCATATATCTCCATTGAAATATCGACTGCAGTATTGGGCAATGCCACGATATAAGACCTGTCAACCGTTTTTATGATGTTGAAGTCGAATAGTCCATACCGGCAAGCAATGTTTAGCTGTGTGGCTCGTATAGAGCCTATATTGACTGATACAACAATACAATTGTTCTGCGATACATCTGTCCCTACAGCAGGTGTACTTTCCTGTGGTGGAATGATTCGCTTACTCCATGTTCCCCATGTGCTGTAGTTAAAGTCATCATTGATGTACTGTGAGGTGAACTGGAATAACTTACCTTTAACAAAGTTTGATGCTTTGCCGGTATCATCGATATAACTTGCGGTTATGGGGATTAAGTTTTGAGGCTTTATCAACGACAGATCTTCTGCCAATACTGTACCATAATCTCCATTTGCAAGTTTCGTTAGGTTGGTATAACCTATCTCATTTTTGCCATCTGCCCATATTGGATAGTTACTGTTGATAAGAATACACTGCACATAGTATTGTGGGTCTAAATTGAGTAACTGTATGCCACCACTGTCTGTTTTGTCAGTGTAGATGATTTGCTGTGTTTTGGTATCAGCATTATATACTGCTATCTGATGAAACCCTGCTGAGTTATATATGAACATGAGGATTTGGCGAATATCTTCAAATGCTCTGCCTCCTATGCCTTTATTGATACCTGTTGCACGTTCACCTGCTATTAAGGAATTGCTTTCAGGATTGGTTACATAGCCAAATTCAGAGCCTGTAGTTCCGATTACCCTCCCGTTAAATGCAGTTACCCAGTCTTCCTTGCTTATGAATTCAGGAGCCGAATCGGTGTCCATACCTCCGGCATAGAAATACTTTAAATCATCTATGTGCATGAACAAAGATAATTTATTTACAAAGGTGGTTTAAAATAAAGTAAGGCGAACGGGATTCGAACCCGCGATGACCACATTGAAAGTGTGATGGCTTAACCGCTTGCCAACCGCCTCGTTTTGCCGAAAGGAATCGAACCTATATCAACTGATCCAAATTCAGTTATGTTAGCCTTTACACCACGGCAAAATATAAATGGTCTTGTTGACAGGATTTGAACCTGCGATAACCCTCATTCCAAGTGAGGTAACCACACCAACGGATCGCAACAAGAAATAAAAAAAGCCCCTTGATTATTAGTCAAGAGGCTCAATGTTTTTGGCAATGCAAACCTACCCGACTATAATGTCGATTGGTTGCGGTTGCTCTATGTTTAATATTCTTTTCATTTTCGTTTAATAATGCCCGGGCAATTTACACCCGGGCTAATGTTTGTTTGATACCGATCCCGTACCTGGCGCTAATCATCAGTTTGATTGTCTATATATGATGTTGCACACCTCAGGGATTCGAACCCATAACTTCGGTTTTGGAGACCGCTGTTTTACCGTTAAACTATCAGTGCGTTTAATCAATGGTAACAAGCGACTAAGTGTGTAATTTTCACCAAACGAAGTAACACTTTTATCTACGACACATTGATTGGTACAATTATAGAAAATGTTTTTGATATTTCGGTATTCTTTTTTGTTATGACTTAGCCACGAGCTTAGTACCACGTCTGATTATGTCATTCATTTCAGCAAGATTAAAGTTATTGATCCTCATTTTTGATTTACGTTTCTCATTATAGAAACTTCTCTCATATTTAGTAACCCAACTTATGCTAAACTTCTTTGGCTGATCAATGGCATTTTGCCATCTTATCCAAGCAAGCATTGCTTCTGCTGCCCTTGAATCAATGTAGTAATCATCCTCGTTTTCATCATACCCATCTGTGAGGTATTCTAAGAGGATTTGAGGGTATTTAAATTCTGGATTAAGTATGATAAGGTTTTCACCCAATTCTATTTTATACGTACCAACAGTGGCTGTACCGCTGTCTAAACCATATAGATTGAAGCTTGTACCTAAGTTCCAAAAGTTAAAATAGTAAAGGTTGTTATATGACTGGTTGTTTAGTCCGAATGGTGTGCCGAATGAATTGATAGTTGGTACACCTGCGTTACGTTCTACATTGTTGTAGTAAGCAGCGTGATAGCCGCTCAACTGGTCATTCCTTTTAAGCGTTACAAACTCTCCTGCGCCATTAACTATGCCTATTTTGGAGTAGTTCAGATACCCACATGGGAGTGGCACTGTTTTGTTGGGCATTACATCCAGTAGTTCGGTCTTCAGATAACCGCAGATATCTAAATTAAATTCGTTCTCATATCCCCTCACGGCAAGATTGTATACTCGGCGGTACTGATGAGATGAAGTATCACTACTATCCAAAAATTGTGCGCATATCTTTCTTAAACTCGTTTGCATAATTAAGAGGGTATTGATTGTGAATCATTCAAAACATCTTTTGGCCTGTTGGCTGTCTGCAATAACCTTGCTATTACTTTTTGTGATAGTACCCCTTCATAGTTCTTAGGCAATGTCAATGGTGCATCTAACAACTCTCCATCAGGCATAGCACCAACCATATTTACATTTACTGCCCCAAACCTAACCCTGTCAGGATCGTAAAAGTACAGGTTGACGCCCTCAACATAATACAACAAAAAGCCTCTCATTGCTGGTAACAATCCCTGTGCAAAGGTGCTACGGCTATTCATGGGTACTATCTCAACCTTAGTTGGCTTGGTGAATGTATTACCCACTACAGGCCACACCTTTTCTATTTCCTGGTTATTGGGTAGTGCTGTTGGCAATGATGGTAATGGTATGTATTTCCTATGGTCACTATCAGTTAATATTGTAATATTTTTGAATGTAGTTATGAAAGTGTCATTCGTATATGTCGTTTCTCCCCAGTTGCTGTTCTCTATGGCGTTTTGGTGTGCCATAGCAGCCATTTCCTCGCTCACAAGTTGGGCTACATGCCGTAAGGAGAAATCTTCATCGTCGCTCCTAATCCCACGTGCATATGTGGTTAGTATCTTCTCCGCAATATTTCGATAACTTGTGATTGGCATCTTTATACGTTTAATTTAGATTGAGTAATGGCAAATGCTTCCAATTCCTGATCGCGAATATTAATTCCTATATCCGACAAGACCATGAATATGATGTTGTCGATATCTATATCATTCCATTCTGGATCAACAGATGTTGCTGGATTATATACCGGCCTACCCGACACTAATGTATAGCCCCATACAGCCTTTACAGGACGTTTTAAATAGATTAGGTTAGCTGTACCAAGGTTGGTTGGATAAAACTGTAGAGCAGCCTCATATTGGGTGTAAATAGGAAACTCTTCGTTAGGAGCATCATAGTCGCTTGACAGGTTATTTGCCAACCTATCTCCATAGACTTCTGTTATCTCAACCTGAGCGCCATTGTAATTGTGTGTTAACGCTACAACATGGAACATATCTGCCGGGAATGTGTACTGTCCATTACTGTCAATTGTAATAGCAGTAGGCAATGAAATGAATCTTGATAAGGAATCCCCTACGATTTTTGTAGAGGCATAACGTGCATATTCCTTATTGTAATACCGAATAGATGCCCTTGGGAACAATAAATTAAAGTCATTTGGCGAAATAGTGCCACTATACCCGCTTTTGTTAGCCCTGTACTTGGTTAAAGAATATACATCATCTATCGTAGCCATATTCAAAGATAAATAAAAAACCGCACACCAATTAAGATGTACGGTCAACACTAAACATGGATAAAACACAAATCAATTAATCCCCTTGTGCAATATTCTCCAATGCGCTGTATAAGCTTATCACCTCACTGTTGCGCAATATTAGCATCTGTGCCAGTTGCTCGGCCACATCCCCTTCTTTAATTTCGCAATATACCTTCCCTGTGCCCACCAAAACGACTTTGCCTGGTATCATGTCAGAAGATATAATACCCTCTCTCAAAGCCTGTGTGAAGTTGTACACGTACTTGTTCTTAGGGTTGACAAACTGCTTACTGAACTGCTCTGGCATTGTCTTAGCCTTAAAGATGAACTCTGTCCTGATCCTGTCCTCGTTTTCCTCCGGATCATCCACATCAATACCGAACGCTGATGCAATAGGTATCATTTCAGCCAGTGTTGCCTCACGAGCCGCTTTCTCTGCAAGGTATGCCATATCAGCATTCTCCCTGATAACCCTGCGCTGGTCATCCTCGTTAATCAAGGTATAAACCTTTTTCTTTTCCTCCAACGGACTTTCACATTTATCATAGATTTCCTGAATCATCAAGGCATCTAACAATGCTGAATTTACACCGCTAACAAACAACGAACCATTCCTGAACTCAATGAAGTTTTTAGGGTTTTCCAGTTGTGCTTTTGATGGCTCAGGTTTTGTCTGATCAGATACCCAAATAGAATTGAACCCAAATATGTACCGCCAGTTCTCAACTTCACCCGTTTTAGGGTTTCTACCTACGCCATTGTTGGTAATCATGTAGATTGGTGGGTAAGGGTTATCCAATATCTCATTGGTGTCTTTATCCCTTGGTTTAGCCTTTTCGTGTGTTTCTACCAGTTTAAATTGATAGCGTTTCTTGGGATCGTACTTGCCTGTGTAGTTTTTAGGCTTGTTGACTGGTTTTGGTTGAAACGCCTGCTCCAATGCTTGTGAGTTTGTTTCTGCCTTTTTTTGGCCGAAGTTAGGGTTGCCCCTGCGTGTTTGTTGTTCCATTATTGTTTATTGATTTTGTAGAATTAATCAACTTGATTAAGAAATAAGCCCGTAACTGAATTGCTACGGGCTTTTATTGTTTGCCTTAAGCTATTGCTTACTGGCCTTGCATTATGAAGTACTGTTGAGCACCTGCCAACCTGCTACCCCAATAGCCTATGGTAGTCATTACCTTTTCAGCTTTGGTTGAGGTTGGAGTGTCAGCGAATAAGCCGGTATCAGCCATGTGCCATTTGTTGCCACCGAATGGTGTTTGGTACATGATAGTCAAACGTGGCACAGTTACAGTAGTTCCACGCTCAGTAGTACCTGATGTATTACCTACAGGAATACCTAACATAAAACGGTAACGCTGACCTAAGCCACTTGAACTGTACATTGCCTGCTCATCGAACAACTGGTAGTTGGTGAAGTTGTATTTGCGTTTGTAGATTTTCAATGAATCGAAGTCCCTTGAAATATCCATACCTCCACGTTTGCCGGCGTTATCAGCATAAACAATAGCACCGTTGTTGATTTCGGTGAAGATTGAGTTTTGCATTTCAATGTAAGATTGGTTATCGGCCAAAATATCGTATTCTTTTGGCGCACCAATTGATGACAAAGCACGTTCCAACTGAGCGAATGTTGTTGTTACACCCCATGTGTTGTACGTACCATTAATACCGTTGGCCTGAACCTGTTTGATAACACCATTAGAACCTTCTTCGGTGTATGGCAGGTTGCTTGTTTGTGTTCCTTCCATGATTAGGTACTCACGCTCTAACAACAGCGCCAAGTCATCATCCTGTTTCTGTTTATAGGTGAATGAATACTGACCATTGATTTGGAAATCGACCTTTTCAGCAGCAGCCAAATCACCGATAGTGGTGTCCTTACGGATCTCGGTGCAATAGTTGCTGTATTTGTCAATGTTCCTGATGATAGTGGCTGTTTTATCCGACTGCTCACCAAGATAAACGAACCCACGACCTAACAATTCATCCCCTGCCAATGTAGAGGCATTCTGGCCTGTTACAACCGGGGTAATTGAAAAGGTGTGTGCGTTAGGGGTTGAGGTATTTGTCGCTGTTACACGGCTGTTAACGCCTGTACGGGAGTTATAAAAGATCATACCTACAGCAGGTAATGATTTGGTGCCTGACTGGGTATAACCTCCTGAACCCACAGTAATGGTTGCTGATGCAGAGTTTGCTACGGTTACTGCTGCTGCAGATGTAACAAAGCCCATGAATGCACCCCTGTTCTGATACCATAAGAACTGTTTGTGGTCAGTTTTCTCAATGTTACCGGCCAATTCATTCACCAATACATAAGGCACAAAGTTCCTTGTTTCAATGAATTTGTTGTAAGGTGCTACTGTTACAATGTTAAGTCCGCTAATCAGACCAAATCTGGTGATACTTGGGTCGGAGTAATTAGCTGGTGTTGCTAATGGTGTAGTTATTGCCATTTCTTTAGTTTTTTAAAGTCGTTAATGTTTGGTTATGACCAAATCAAATCACCCACATCTTGCTTAGATGACGTATCTACCGTCTCTGCCCTGTTGTTTGACAGGTCGATGTTTTTAATGTCTGAAGCAATGACCTCTTTGATAGTGGCGTTTTTACTACGGGTACTTACCGATTTTACAATCTTATTCAAGTTCCTTAAAGCATACACATCCTCGGCAATCTTTAAGTGATTGAATGTACCATCTTCGTTAGTCCAGCCACGCTCTTTCATGAAGTCTGCACCGTTCCACTTTTTCATACTTTCCACCAATTCAGCTTTATCTTCGGGGGTAACTGTGAAAACCGCTTCCTCGGGTTTTTTGTCGTCACCAATTTGGAATTTAAAGTCTGTGATGTTTGGTACGCTTGTTTCTGCATCTTCTGCCCATTTACGGTTAGATTCGTCAATCTCTTCCTGGGTTCTTCCTGCAGTCTGTGCAACCGGTTCTTCTTTTGTTATTTTGGGTAATTCTATGGTTTTTTGCTGTTCTTTGAGTTTAACCCTGCTGTCCCTTGCACCTCTCTGTAACCTTAATAGGTTCTCTTCTGCACGTTCATTGTGGGCTAATGCTTCTTTGTAACCCTCCGGGTCAAGGTCTTTGTCAATACTGTCAAGGTCATATACCTCTAACTGTTTGCCGTATGCTGTTCTGATTTCAAGTTCAATGTCTTTATCAGTCCATGTTGGGTTGTCTTTCTTTAGTGACATCCTTACCACATCAAGGTCGCTCATGGTGTCATAGTTACGCTTGATTTCTGATAGGTAGTCATGAATGCTATCAATGTCGCCATTTACATAGCGTTCGTAAAGGTCTTTAGCCCGTTCATCCTTGAACTCAGGATATTTTTCTACAATCTTCTCAACTACTTTCTCAATAACCCTTGGCTCTGGTTCGGTTACTACGATCTTTTCAGGCTCTGTAGTAGCCGCTGGTTCAGTAGTTGTAGTGGTTGTTACTGGTTCGTTTTGGGCAGTTGCTTCTGCCTGTGGAGTAGTTTCGGTTTGAGTGGTATCATGCTCAACTACCGGGGTTTCATCCATACCCATGTATCCTGTACCCATATTAATTTTTTGTTTGTTTAATGTTGGTATAAAAGTAAAACTTCCTTTTTAACTTTTTTATGCTGCTTGCTGTTCTTGCGGCTGCATTTGTTGCATAGCTTGTTGTTGGGCTGCTGCCTCTTGTTGCTGTTGTGCTATCTGCTCTGCTTGTTGCTGTGCAGCCATTTCTTCTTGCTTTTGATGAATGGAGTTAACCATAATTTGTTTTTCACTCTGGTCAACTATGCCCATACCATCAAGAATAGGCGCTGGTAATTGCTGCCATGATGCTCCTGGCTGTGCCAACATTGACTTAGCTATCTCAGCTTTAATCAGGTTCACAGACTTCAATATCTCTTTCTCCTTGTCTTTTTCTGATTGAAGTTCTATTTCTTTTAGCTTGTTATTGGCTTTCAGATTTTCCAAATCAATATCGCCCTGCGACTTGGCTTTTGCTGCAGCAATGGCTGCTTGAGTGTTGTCCTGTGAGTTCTGTGCCGCCATCTGCTGCGCTTCTCTTTGACGTTTAGCTATCCGTGATGCCAACATGTAGGAGGCATAGTCTACATCTATTGTAGCCAGTTTCCTTACATCTATTGCATCTGCCAATGTAATCTCTTTCTGACCCAATGCCTGACCTATATTTGCTTCTAAGAATTGCTGTGCCTGATCGTCAATTATTGTTTTGATCTGTACATCAAAGTTCGTACGTTCAAAGTCATCTGTTGCCTCAACCTTGATATATTCAATCTTTTCAGCACCCAACGCTTTCCTATACCCATCATAAAATGTCTTCCCGAATTTCTTACCAAACACCAATATATCCCATCCTCTTAATTGTGCCAACTTAGCACTTCTTTGCATAATGTTCAGGAATGAGTTGTATAGGTAGTTAGATGAGCTTTCGCCAGTTTGTTTAGCTTGTTTAACCACCTGTTGACTAACGGCCTGATTGGTTATCTCGCCTGATTCAAGGTTGTTAGAGCCAGTTATACGCATCAATGTATCAAACTCCGCATTCCATTCATTACGCAATTGTTCAAGCTTTCCTGAGAATGGAACGTTGTTAGCCGTTATTGGCTCTCTCCTTTGGTCTAAGCCTCCATCATCAATACGTTTGTAGAACCCAATACCCGTTTGCTTTTTGATTTTGTACAGTTCAAAAGGGCTTAAAGCACCCTCCCCTAAACCAATGTCCACATCACTCATGGTTGATATATCCACATCGTAACCATCGGGCATAGCTGCAGCAATGATGTTTTGTTGTTTAAGGTCTATCAACTGCATTTTCTTGATAGATGGAATCATGGTTTCAATCATTGGCTTATTCACCATTTGATTGTTGTTATACATATATATGGCGTAAGAACTGATTATTTCTTGTAAATTGTCTTTAGGCTTAACCATGTTCTTTGATAGACCCCACTCCAACACATATTCTGTATCGGCTATCATTACACCGGTATATGAAACGTAATACGGGTTGCTTTCTATGCTGTTTTTAGGGTCAGTAATGGTTTTTACCTTATCCAATGTTTCCTTGCCAAATCTATCTGTACCTGTCTTATATTTAAGGCTGTAGAGCGTTTTTAATTCCAATTCGATAACTTCTACCCTGAAACTGTCATAAGGTCTTGCAAGGGCTGTATAGTACAAACTATTCCATCCGTAATTGAAGTCATTAGGATTTCCGTATTTGCCGGTAAATGTCTGTGCCAGTTCCCATAGCCTTTGCTCATCAATCTTATTGGGGTACTTTAGTCTTATCTCAGCAATACTCATGTAATACACTTCGCCTATGTATTGCCAATCTCTAAAGTCATTCCATTCTGTAAAGCTTGTTATTAAGTTCTCAGGGCGTATAGGACGTATTTTAATCCTTCCTGTGGCATCGATGTACACCTTAGTGCCTGCATATCCACAGTTAATCAAATCATCCATCAGGCGGTCTTTAATCACGCCTGTGAAGTCATTATCATAGAACACTATGTTAATCAACTCCTGCATGATGATTTCTTCAGGAATACGGTACTTGTAGCCGAACATGATTTCAATCTCTGATTCGCTTTGTGGGTCATCATCAGAATATTGTTCTATTTCTGCTCCTGATTCCTGTTGAAGCGCCTGGATTTTATCTTTTTCGTTGAGTTTGAATAGGGCGTTATCTTTGGCATTTTTCTTCTTTTCAGCACTGAATGGATCAATTGAGGTACAACTAATTTTTTCTTCCCGCTGATTGTAACGGTCTTTTAGCCTGTTTAAGAAAGGAATTGCTATTGGTAGTGGTTCATAGATAAGCTGAATAACGCTATTCTCGCCGTCTAAATCAAGGATATCTTTATATTCTTGCATTGGCTGTCTGCCCATAGCAAATGCCCTGTTGTAGTCAAATCGGGTCTTACGGCCATATCTTGTTTCGCCGTTGTATCCGGTATTCCAATTATCAAAAGCCCCCTGCATAAGCTTTAATCCAAAGCTTTCTTTGTCTTTGTCTGTATCAGTGCTTAAAATATTGGGGAGATTGGTAATACCGTTCAGAGCCATAGCATTTTATTTAATCACAAAGTTAATTTAAGTTTGATATTCTTTTAATGATATTGCTTACTTCGCTTGATCTTCATGAATTGCCTAACTTTAGGTTCTACTTTGGCTATTGGTTGATAGCCCTTCAATCCCATCAATGAATAGCCCCATGCCATACAAGCATCATAATCAGTCCTTTCATCAATATCGAACTTAACCATTTCCTTCAGCAACCTCAAGAACTTAATTTTGTGCATGTTATTGTAGGCATATTCCTTCATTTCTGTCAAATGCTGCTCTCTTGCCTCTTTATCCTGTGGTGCTATGCCATATACCTCTGAACCATTGGCTCTTTTGGTGGTGATTAAATACCCATGCTTCTTTTCCTGTTCAATGTCAGATGCCAGCATTCTTTTAGTGGCATAGTCTTCCCAGTCTGTAGGTGAACGTTCGGCCAGTAACTTAACCCCAAAGTATTCTAACCCCCAAAATATTTGATCGTGGAACTCTTCTTTTTTAGGTGGCCTGCCAATGAACATGGCAATAGGCATATTGGAATTGTCAGGGTTTAGCGCATCATATCTCTTATGGATGATACAGCAAGCATCTGAACCTGGGTCAACAGTGGCCTTAGCGTTGGCGTATGTATCTAAGCCCGCAGCGCCATAAATAGCGTTATTGGGGCATTTAATGCTTCCTTGGTATGTTGACCTGTTGTTCTCATCAATGAACTCCATAATATACCACATCCCCTCTTTGTGGTCTTCAAAGTATTTTTCACCGCTATCATGTTTTTTAAATACCCCTCGGCGACCCATTTCTTTCAAGCCCATAGCCCTTAGTTCTTCTTCAACTTTTGCTATTTGGTTGTTTAAGTCGTCAAGTCTGAAATTGCAGCGGTTATTAGCACCTTTGAATACCTCTTTCCATGTGAATGGATTTTTAAGTATTTCCTCCAATAGCATTTCCGGGTCATCCTCCAACATCTTTCTGTTCTCTTCCAGATATTGTTTAGCGCCGATGTATGGATCAGGACACCCTAATCCTGTAGCAGGGTCTACAAACTTCTTTAAGAACTCTGTCTGCTCTTTTGTTGGGTTTTCGACTATAGATTCGCCATACTTACCTACATAGCCTAAAAAGCCTCTATAGGCTGGTATAAAGAACCGTTTGAGTTTGGTTTGTGTCCGACCGAATTTGTCTTTCTTGCCATTAATATGATCAGAACCATCCCAAATGTTCTTAAAGTTATCGCCACCTTCTTCACCTTTATTTACAGTAGTAAACACAGATACGTGTCCACCTATTACAGCACCTACTACAAGTGTATCACTGATACGGGTTAAACACTTCTGTACATTATATTTCTTCCACTTTCCAGCCTCGTCAATGGTAACATGCCTTACCCTACGACCATCATAAGCATTCTCTGACGTATCAAGCCAGTTAATACGGTTGTTCTTGCCCTTATCTCCGCTGGCCTTGGTGTTGTTTGTGCTGATTTTTTTGGATGGCTTGGCGATGTGTATTTCGCCCTCCGTAACCTTGTTCAGGTCTGGCATCAAGAACGGTGGTAGCTTTTCAAGAGCGTTCTTAATAAAGAAGTACATTTCCTGAGCATCTGTACCCGTCTTTGATACTATACCCTGAATGGTATTGCTTTCGAGAATAGCAATCAACAGCTTAATAGAAGCAGACATTGATGATAAGCCCAAACGTCTACCCTTAATACCAATGTCACCTAAACAGAATGGATCTTGTTCGCACAGTTCAAAGAACCTGAAGTATTCTAATGATGTTTCCTTAAATATCGGGTAAATACCAATGTCAAGACAGAACCATTGGTGAAAGAAGTGAGCATATTTATTGAAGTATGTCGGCACACCTCTTATCATGTGCCATGCTCCTACGTGTAGTCGCTCTATTTCAGCATCAAACCAGTCAAGTTGTTCCTGACTGGCTACATTAAACCATAGTGGCCCTTTTTTAGGATCATCATTCCAATCCCACTTTTCATATGTTAAATCCCTGAACCATACTTGGTCTTTAACAGGTAACTCATAGCCTCTTATTTCTTCAAGAGGTGGGCATATTCCAGTTTTGTAAAGTAGCCCCTGTACTTCTATCTCAAAACTTCTCTGTCTACTTATGGGTGGTGCCATTCAGCTTTTCTTTTATTGCTGCACTTCTTGATTCAAATGGATTAGCATCAGAAATAGGTTTTACTATTGCCTCTGTTGGTGCCTGTTCTTCTTCCTTTGGCTCAGGCAAAATAATCTCACCATTCAGAACCTTATCCAGCATCTGCAAGTTAGGTAAGTCTTTGGCTATTTTTAATGTTATTTCCCATGCTTTTGGATCAACCTGCACTTCAGGTACTTTTCCCTCAGCATAGTCCAGTAGGTTTTTCGTCTGCAATTCTATTACGCCTTCTACTGACTTTAAGAGTTTTTGTATCGCTGTTTTTGTTTCGCTTTGCATTCTTTACTATATCTGATTGTTTCTTTGCTTCCTGGTCGTAGAAATCATCAAACTCCTGTATAAAGTTCAATGCTTTTAGTGTTAAAACAAATTTACCTCTTTTACCTGATAACCTTTGAAGCCATCCTTTATTACATAAATATTTGGTTCGCACCTTTGATGTGTCCTCGCTCCCAACCACTGACCACATGTAGTAAATATGTGGTTCAACTATCTTTTGATAGGTGGAAACCATGAGCAAATTGAAAAACTCTTTTTTAATGTTTTTCTGTTCTAAGAATCTATCAACTATAATCATGTAAAAGTGCCCATAGTACTTTACCCTGTTGTTTAAGGCATACTTTGATACCTTACCACGCTCCATAGCAGAAGCACATCTAATAGCCTTTTTCCTTACTGTACGTTCTTTTCTGGCAAAAACTACTCGCCTATGAGCCCTTTCCCTCCGTTTTACTTCTTTTACCTGCTCATTGGCTTTTGCTTCCACCGTCAACACATGTTTCTTCCAAAGGTGCAGGTATACCCATAGGTTTCTGATTTTCTTGTTTAGGGTAGGAATATGGACTTCACGTAAGAACTTTTGACCCTTGCCACGGATACTATAGGTTTGCCTGGTTTTTGGTGTAGCCATGGCATTGAACTTAAGTCTTTCTTCCTTTTCCTTAAGCTTTTTGTCCATACTTGTGTCGACAGCAATCTTACCGTCTTTCTTGATCCAGAATCCAGCTTTCCTTGGCATTATATTAACACTCCTACAATTTCGTTTTCAACCAGTTTAATGTATTTCTTACCCCAATAGTTAAGTTCGTACTGTTTGTCGTCAACTGTAACAACTGTCTCGCCGATACTAATTAAGTTATTATCTGGCACATGGGTTATTTTCACTTTAAGACCCTCTTTCTTTCCTCCGCTTAAATAAATGCCGGTTTCAGTGATTACCTCGTCTGTTAGCAATTGTTCTCCTAAATAAGCGCCATCAACCATTTTGAATGTATTATCAGGCATTATTTGAAATAAAATAAAGTCTGTGTCTACAATCCACCCATATTCTGTCAATTCTGCTGTCTCATAGGCCATGTAATGAAGAAATATCTTGTCTCCAACCTTATAGTCACACGATGCAGATGTAATCGTTACAGAGGCTATTTGGGGCTTTGTTTCAAGGTAATTAAGGTTCTCATTATATTTTGAGCTTTGTTCACCGTCATCTTCCCGGTTTATCCACAGATCAGCCCTTACTATATCAAGGTCATTTAGTCCTTTGGTTAGTGTCTTATTATGACTTTCATCAAACTTAACGCCTATTTTGCCATTCAATAACTTCATGATAGTATCCTTTCTTTTCTTAGTTCGTTAATTCTTGATAGCAATAAATTATCATGAATATTTGCCCATGATATTTCATTTGCATTTTTCATTATATCCAATCTTCCCTCTTTAGATGGATATTCTGATAATAGAGATAATGGCAATGTCCCCTCTTGATTAAACTCATTCAATTCACAGTTCCCGAAAAAAGCAGAACCTGCATATGTGGCCTCAATCCATGATATGTTGCTTTTGCTTTGGTTGAACTTCGTGTTGCTGAGTGGCGCAAACATCACATTTGGATTTTGTGAGTATAGGTATTTGAAATACTGCATCAATGACATTTGTGATACTGGTTGATAGTTAGCGCCACATCTTTGCTCCAAATACACAAACCTTTCGCCAATGAACTGGAATTCCCAATCTTGATTATCATTGATTGTTTTTACCAAATAGTCCGCAACCTCGTACACATCTGCCTGATGGCTTCCACCGCCTCTCCAAAATGCTTTTTTAGTATTAGCATTGAACGGCTTTTTGTATTTTGCTTTGAATAGGTAGTCATTATGAGCATTCGGTATTACATGTATGTTTTGATTGTACATGCCAAATGATTTCTTAAGTCCTGCAGTTGTTACCCATATCTCATCACTAAATAACAAGCAGTCCAAAATAAGCCCCTTGGCGCTCTCGTAAATGTGAAATGTAGGATTATACTGGTCAACGTGCAAAACGTCGTCGTCGTAGTCTGAAATGACCTTTAAACCGCAATCTTTTGCCAACCTTATCATGGCTAAATCATTGTGACTTGATGGGCGTGTTAATAACAGGTGAGTATAGCCAACAAACGTGTTCCATGCTATCTGCCCCATCAATGGTTGGAATGTTACTGATATGTCTTTACCATCAATGTACTTCAATGGTGTACTCCTGTAAAATGCAGTCCCATCATCAGGATATTGTGTTATGTGTAATACTTTCTTCATGCTACTCTTTTGTATACTCTTAAATGAACAACGTTAAATTGAAACTCGAAATTTGGATTCTCCCATTCTTTCACTGCTTGGGTTACAGCATCTATTCCTTGGAAGAAGCCCCAAGGCATGTGTAGATCGTTGCAGGCATCATCCACAACAAGATAGCCACCAACATTAACCATATTAGGATAGTGTCTTAAATCGCTTGTAATAACCTCATAGGTATGCCCTCCGTCAATGTAAACTATGTCGTATGGTGACCCATCATAAGCACATCTCATAAATCTATTATCTGTGCTCAATCCTTTAAAAATGCAATAACATTGATTAATGTTAAACCTTGAATGAATGGTTCGTATATCCTTTTCGTAATCTGATTCCCAATGACCATCTGTACTATCTAAAGGGCTTACACCGCTTCTTGAGCATGTTTTATTTTGTTCGTTCGATATCAATTCGATTAATGACAACGAAGCACCACGAAAAATTCCTATTTCTAAAAATGTAAAGTATTCAGGCATTTCCTTAATCAATTCGTGCCAAAACCAATGAAAAGAACGTTCACCAAACCCAAAAGCATTTTGCTCAACAAAATCTCTGTGTTCTTTCAAATACTGACAAGAGTTTACACGTTCAATCAACTCGTTGTTAACCTTTTCATGCCATTCAGGAGTATCAACCCATCCCTCTGTAAGTTCTTTTAATGTCATAGTAGTTCCTCCAATTTAGGGTCTTGAGTGCGACCATTTAAATGCAACAGTACAGGCTGCTCACCATTTATCTGTACTCTTCCATTCTCATATCCATATTCACCTTCTGCGATAAAGCTATGGCTATTAAATACGCTTTGTTTAGTATCCAGTACAATGTTGCTTTTTTCGTTGAATAAGTACATATGGGTCGCCCAAAGTTGGTCATCTGAGCTATACATTGGAGCATCAATGTAAAACAGATTCATGAACAGTTCCTTTGGTGCAAAGTATAATCCGCTGTTCAAATAGTTAAAACCACCTTGGGTAATTGGTTCGTAGTACTTTTCAAGGTTACTATCCGGCCAGCAGTTCTTCTCTGAGCTGAATGTGATTTTATTTATGTCCAGCTTTGACAATGCTTCACCCATTGAACCCAATGCTACCACATCATAAGCATCAGCAAAGAAAAAAGCATCTATATCAGATGTTTGCAGGTAATCATATACTGATATTAGTTTGGTGCCAAACCCTTTCCATTGGGGTGCCTGGATAAAGTCATAGTACCAACCAAACTTGTCCAATGACTTTTTAAGTTGATGCAACCCATATACGTTAGGGTCGGTGAATACTGTGAGTAGTTTTACTTTCATTTGCCAAATCCTCCATCATAATAGATTGGTGCTTTTCCCTGCCTATAAGCGTCACACAACAATCCAACTTCCTGTAAGTACTGCTGTGCTTCCTGTTTCTTCCATTCTGTGTACTCTGTGCCACCTTCATCTAAATGAGTTATTTTGATGTGTGGCAAGAAGCAGTTTTTAAAGCCCGCAGCAAGCGATCTTGCAGAGAATATGACATCGTCATACCCATACACCGAAAATTGATTGTAGTATCCTATAGCGTCTAATAAGCGTGGGTTTAAGGCCGTACAGGTTCCCATTACATCATCAGACATTAGCAATTTGCCATTTTTAGTAAAGTCGCCATATACATCATCACGTTTAAGTCCACATATTCCTATTTCAGGATTATCAATGAACACCTGTTCCAATTCCTCAACCCATCCTGATTGATGTACAACTATATCATTATCACACTTGGTGCAAACTTCATTATATAATCGTGTCCTTAACCCTAAATTAACAGCCTTGGCAGTTCCTAAATTATCAATATTAAAGTTAAACTTGATGTTTTCATTATAATTTGACCTTGATAAAAAACCACGATAAATCTCATGAGTTTCTTGGCATGACCCATTGTCTGAAATTATAATTCTATGTTTCCCAAAATCAACTGTATCCAATAGTGAGCCAAGGCACTCTTTGGTGTATTTTGACCTACTATTTTCTTCCGTATCATGAACTGCCATTACTATCAGCATAGTAAAAAAAGACCCACAACCACAAGATGAGAAATTAATCTGCGAAACGAACTTCAACAATCGGAAAGTGGCTGTGGGAATATTTTGTGTTTAGTGTCCTATTGTTGTTCATTTCGCTGATTCAAAGATAAGAGATTAGTTTATGTTTTTCGCCTACCTTTGGTTCAATTAACAAAATGTTTAATAAGCAAAATTAAAGCAAAATGGCACAACAAAGCATTCTTTTAACCCAAGTAGGTAGCGATGCTGCTACTCCTGTTCAGTACACGGCACAATCACCTTCATTAGCCCGTTACCGCATGTGTTCAACTATTGTTGACTATGGTGACTACGCCGGTACTGCTACTCAAAACCCTGCGGGCATTATCGCCAATGGATTTGTGTATGTTCAGTTTCACAGCAACAACCAATGGGTATCACGTACCTTGTACGTTACACAAACTGGTGCGCAAATCAAAACATTAATTGAAGCGTAAGTAAATCGTACTTGTTTTAAACAGCCGCCTTGGAAACTTGGCGGTTTTTTTGTGGGAATGCCAATTCTAACTGGTTTTTTATCGCATGTACCAATGGTTTAACTTTCGGTTTTGTTACCTTCATTGGAACTACAATACATATTGGCTTTGGTGGTGGGATGGGTAGCCTTGTGTTTAATCTCTCAGGTGGTTCTACCTCCCTTATAGCTTCTTCTATCAGTGGATAGTTTTGGCTCTTGTTGCGTTTAAAGGCTTTAGCGCAATCTTTGGCTGTTTCCTGGTATATATCCATCTGTAACAGGTCAAACAGGAACTTAAGGTCTTTATTGTTGCCTTGGAGGTAACTTTGTACTGCCTGTTTGGTAAACGGGTGACTTAATACGTAATCAGAGGTCTGTGTGATGGTCATTTTTTAGGCATTTTAACATTCTTTAATGACGGATTTTTTGCTTTTGCCGCTGGTGAAGCCTTTCTTGAAGCTGAAGCCAATATTTTGTCAGCCGATGCTTTTGATACTCCTTCTTTCTTTGAAATCTTAGCTGCTACAGCTTTGAAACCGGGATGTGATTTTGCCATTGTCTTTAATTGTTAAAGCCCGTTACAGTTAAGCAACGGGCTTGTGAATATTTTTACAACTTTCCTCCTGTTACATCACGAGGCCATTCTACCTCTACAATAGAACTTCTGTCTGCTGTAGGATATTTCCAAACTTTCTGTGAACCGAATGGTATTTGGTCTCCATCTTTCAATCCTTTGTCCTTTAACTCGGGATGTTGTTCTAAATCTGATTTACTTACAGTATGCAAATCAGGACGGTTTTCTTTTCCGCTTACTGGTTCACCGGCTTGTGGTACATTCAGTGCCTCTGCTACATCACTTGCTGATGGTGGCTCAGGCTGTACAGGATCAATCTTTGCTTCTGGTGCTACTTGTGCCTGAACAGTCGGAACATTCTGAATGTCCGATACACCTTTGTTGACTTCCGGTTTGTCGTTTACTTCTGTTACCGGAACTTCTTTGGTTGTTGTTTCTTTGGTTGCCATTTTGTCTTTGATTTTATAAAATTGAGAACTTTATTTTATATATCAAAATTTACACCAAAAATTATTTGGCTTTCCATTTGGGTTCAAGTGCTTTAGCCCTCTTTTCTGCTTTCTCATTTTTCTCGGTCATGAGCCAATTGTAGATTTTATCTGCTGCTTGAAGGAGTTCCTGAATAGACTGATTAGGTAATTTTCCGGCCTCAGTTATTGCAGTGTGGCGATAGTCTGGTTCTTGTATTATAATCCGTTCTTCTGTTTCCATGGGTTAAAATTTAATTTCAATTTCTTTGCCAGTAAAAGCATAAAAAGCATTTTGTAGTTGATGAACATATTTCATTTCTGGCAAAACCTCTGTCATATAAAAACCATTACCCTGTGAAATAAACTGACCCAGTTCATCATGTTCTAATTTGTTCGATTTTATATAAGTAAAACCACTTTTTATTAAAATTTCTTGTGTTATTTCAATTGGTGATATATCTTCATAATCAGACACGTTTAATAAATTTCCTCTGAAAGAAGTAACTACTCTTTCTCTAAATATTTCCGCAATTTGTTCATGCCTATCACTACCCCCCCATACATAGTTTCCAATCCTTAGTTCTGTTGCTTTTACCATAATGTTAATTGTTGTTTAGTGTTATTTACCTGTTGTTGTTTCTTATCGTAGGCTATTACCTGAGCCAAACTGTTTCTTAATGCCTTTTCAGCAAATGGTTTGTTGTTATCTACTGCCCACTGTATCTCTTTTTTCTTTCTATCTATAAAAGATTTTGTTGATGAGATCATATAGAAACTGTTATTGAGTTAATTTTTAATGGACAAGTATCAAAGCATTTATATTTTGAATCAGATTTATATTGTGTAGCCATTTCTTGTAGATTACAACTATGTTGAATCCGACGCCTACCAGTCCAAATTAGATTTGAATGTCCCCCAGCCAAACTAAATGTCGAAAATGGGCAATTGCTACAGTTTTTAACCTTTAAATCCATGTTTTTAAGTCTTTAAATCAATTGTTCTATTTAAGTTGATACATATATCCATTTTATTCTAAAGTTGCCTTATACGCGCTAAAATCTATGTATAATCGAACGGTAGCCACCTGAATGAACTGTAGTCTGGCGAGAACTCATATTCATGCCCACTATCTATCGCCCATTTGATTACCCGTATCAAGGCTTCCCTGTCTTTCCTGTCCTTGTCAATAGTGTACCATACCCTTGGTTTTACTTTAGTGGTTAGGTTCTTCATTGTTGTTGATACGTAGTCAAGGGTCATGGTTAAATCTTAATTAATCCGGCTCCCTTGTAAAAAACATCTTCATAAAAATCAATACCATCATTTATGTTAATTGATTTTTTGATTTCATAAAACCCAATTCGATCCATATAGCTGTTATCTGAATTTGAATTGATTTGATCAATATCTGACTGGGTATATCCTGTTGGATATTCTATAGTCATTAAGTCAAACTCTTGCGCCTGTATTCTGGCTGCTAAGTTGCTATCAATTTCCAAAACGAAACTAAAAGATTCTCCTTCCCACTCGTTGTGGTCTGTTACTGTTACTTGCATAATTTCTAAAAGTTTAGTGATTCTTCGTGTTTTTTAAGCTCTGCCTTTAGTGCGATAATCATATCCATCAGTTTAGCATTTTGTAGCGCCAGTTTCTTGTTTGATAATCTCAGCATCCTGTTTTCTGATGGTATATATCCAATTTCTGTGTTTAACACAAGTAAATTCGTCAAACGTTGCCTACTGGCCTTATTTTTTTCAGTTGGTGTCCTGTTTTTAAAATACTCATCGTACTCATCAATCATTTCCAAAAAGTAAGTAGCCTGTCTGTTCAACAACTCAAATGGTTTAAACCCATCATCAATCATTGTTTGCAACAAAGCTATCTTAGCTTCTTTAAACTCCTGCTGCTGGTTAAAGCCCTTTATCTGCTGTTCAAGTTCTTTGTAGGTAGGCATAGGCTAAAATGGTAATTCTTCAATTTCTGGCTTTTTGTTTATACTTTCTATTGACTTGTCGCCTAAAACCTTAAACACCTTTTTATGATCCCAAGCATAACAATCAACTCCTTCAAATTTTTCAAAGTACCTATTCTTCTGCCAATCAAAATAAAGCTTACAAATCCCTTTTGTAGCCACGCCTTTAGGTTTTGCCTTATCAATGCAGATATGAACTTCATTTTCAAATACTGGATCAGGATTTTTATCATCATTTTTATATCCTTTAGGAGGCCTCCAAAGAGTTATCCAAGTCATAGCCTTGCGATATAAAGCCTGACCCCCTGCTGCTTGCCTTGGCAGTGGTTTGGGATAATAAGCAAATCCATGTTTATCAGTAATTGGTACAGATGATCCGCTTGGGTGAATTGTAAGGATAAAATGTCTATTGTGTTTACGGCAAAGCCTCCTGAAAACTGAAACTAAATCTTCAATGTATAAATCCTGCCTTGCACCAAACTTTGACATTTCAGAGTGATCAAGTTCATTGTAAGGCTCACCAACGATTATATCAATCTTTTGTCCTGGGTTTGCTTTTTCCCATTCATTAGCTAACTCAAATAGTTTTGGTATAGAATAAGTTTGTTCATCAGTATCTGCAATTACAAAATGGTGATTAAGCCATTCCATAGCCGTATGAAATTGTTTATCAGTAAGAGTTGTAAACTCATTTTTTTGGATTTTACTCCCAGTGTACTTGTGAATAAGCTCAGCAATTATTTCATCTACAGTTCCTGTTTCTGGGGAGCATATGAGTGAACGTTTTCCATGTTCCTCTGCTTGGTTCAAACATATTTCAAACATCAGTTCAGATTTACCATGGGTAGGTTCAGAATAAATGAAAGTATATGTTCCTTGTTTTACTGAATATAAATCGCTAAAACACTTAAAACCGACAGATTCACCTCTAATTATTCCACTTGTCCTCATTCTTTCCATTTGAGGAAGCATTTCGCTTACAGATTTTAATCCCATTAGTTGCCTACCTCCTGACCTTGATAAGAATTATATGATTTTTGTTGTTGTTTAGGTTGTGTTTCTATATCAGAAGCATTTAAATAAAGTTCTATCTTTTCCTCACGAAGAATAAATTCCGGTGTCAAATATTTAAAATTGTTGTTTATGTGATACTCTGTTTTCATTGCATTTTTCAATGCGGTAAAAATTTGAGATGATTTATATTTTTTTATTCTGCTGTTTAGTGATGAACAAAGTTTTTCATTGGGTTGGTACTTTGAATTCCTTATTTTATTGAATGTGTCTATAAATAAACTGCACTTGTCTTTTGGAGACAACTCGACATTAGTACCTTTAGGTACTATATCACTAATGGTATTACTATGTTTGTCATTTTCGCAAACCCCCTTGTCATTTTCGCAAGGGGTAATAATTATCTTTCTACCAGTAAATGTTACATAATTATCATAGGTTATTTTTATTAATCCTTTTGTTTCAAGAACTTTTAAAGCCCGACTAACACTTGTCGGTATCAACTGAATAACTTCTCCTAATTTCTTATTTGATGCTATACAGCCAAAATCATTATCCAAACTCTCTATTTCTATATACAACATCTTTTCTCCTACTGTCAAATCTTTTCTCAGCCATAAATCAGCTGGTATCCAAACCCCTTTAAATGCCCTACTCATATTCCGTACGTTCTATTGTTATATGTAAATTGAATTTCTAAGACCAAAATTGATTTGTTTATTCCTCGATAAAGATCATCAATGCACTCAAGTCTATTAAATTTTGATTTATTATAAAAGCTTCGATATTCACCCTCGGTCATATTTTCCAAATCATCCATCTTCTTCAAGACATTTACTACCGATAAAGGGAAAAAAACATTTTGATAATAAACAAGACTTTTTGACCCAAATAATCCGTAATCTGTTTTTAACAGTATATTATGCCTTACACAGTCTCTTTGTAGGTGATCATGACATAATTTAATATATTCTTTAAGAGTAAAGTTTGCATTTTTGAATTGGGAATTAAATTTTTCAACTGATGTGTTTTTATATGTAGCATAGTGATTATAAGAATATTGAACATACGCCCAAATAGCATGTGGATTATCCAAAGTTTTAACACCTAAATCTTCATGAGGTATATTTATTAACTCATCACCAGTAATTTCTATAGCATCTTTACATAATTGAAACTCATTGTATTTTGATTTTTTCTTATTATCATCATGTTCATTTTCGTGGCAATCACAACAAAGAGTTTTTAATTTTACATCTTCAATTTCCCATGGATCACCCTTGTATTGAGTGTGGTGAACATGAAGAGTTTTATCCGTTGCTCCACATTCTCTGCACTTCCAGTTATCTCTTTCAAGAATTTTTAAACGTTTTTTTTGCCACCTCGGGTCTTTTAATTTTTCTGCGTACGTACTCATTTACTTTACTTTTTTTAAAATTTTGGAGACGGGTTTACCTTAGTTATTTCTATTAAGTAAACTTTTTAATTCTATTTTTTGATTTTCTGCAATGGGTGTGGTATTCTTGACCCATTGGTTAACGAGAGCCTTAGATACTCCCAATTTCTTTGCAATCCAAGTCTGCTTTATGCCACGACTTTCGATGATTTCTTTTAGTTCTTTTGATTCCATAGGTCAAAGATAGCTTTACTTTTGTTAATGTCAATAGGTTTGATGAAATATATTTATAAAAATAAAAATCCCCCAATCAAAGTTGACAGGGGGAAATCTTTTATACCGGAGCCTACCATCACGAAAGCTTTAATCCGGTTGTTGTTCCGTTAGCAACACAATCGTTTAGTCAGGAGACAAAGAGAAATGGTTGGAACAGAACAAAGGTAAATAGTTTTTATGATTTAACTAACTTTTTTTAACTGTCCTCCCTGAGCTGTTGCATCTTCCCAAAGTTTCCCTTGTGGGTCAGGAGCAAACTTTAATTCATTGTGATATTCCAATGCCTCTGAAATTAAAGTTTCAATCTGGGCATCTATAATCAATTGTAGCGGGTAGTTCTCAGATTCTACCTCTTTAACCAAGCTGATTAGAGGCGTTTTAAGCTTACTTATACCACCCAACGATGTTTCTTTCGTCCCAAGTAAATAAATGCCGTCAACAGCCTCTTTTCCCACTACAAGGATACCTGTAACCGTTAGGCCTTCAAACCTTGGATCTTCTTTCCATTCCCAACTGTCAAAATACTTCTTATCCATTGGATAATCTTTGTCGATAAGTGTGTAAGTTGGGTCTGCCAGTTCCATTGCTATCAGTAAATGTGGGGTTAGCTTTTCTAAAGCCCTTAACAAATCGCCATGAGGCATTAGGTCAGAGGTTTCTTTGGAGTTTTTGTTTACTACACCAGTTGCGTTTTTACTCGAATTGCTTTTGTTTAGTTCAATGAATACCTTTCCTGAAGGTTTTAATTCTAATCTCTTGATTTTTTGTGCCATTGTTGTGTTGTTTATGATTTTTAATAATTAATTTGTGATTGTTCGCCTGGATTTGGAATTACAATATTAAGAAATTCGTTTGCCCATCTTTGTATTTCATCAATATAATTCATGAAATCTGTTGTCGAAAGTTCAGTTGTTGATTTTGTGATACTGATATAAACTCCATCTTCATTTGCCATATCTTCCTGTAGAAACTTTTGCTTAAGCATTTCGTGAACAGTTTCAAGGCTTAATGAATGTTTGGCGAAACCTAAATCTATCAAACCGTCCCTTACACTTGGCACTACTACGGCGTGGTAATAAGAGTTTTGAGCCGTTGTGCGGGACTTTTGATACTTTTTGAGGGTAAGTATCCATTTACCATTTTGAATGTCTTGTACGTCCTTGTCGAAGCCATTACGGTTAATTATCCTGCCAACTCCATTCTCTATTTGGAATATGTAACGTAATTCCTGTGCCATCGTTTTACTTTTCTACTTGCCTAAATTCAAATCTTGCCAGATGTTTTACTTGTTCGTACTCATCATCTGATAAATCTGTCCAGTCTGTATTTTCGTTTTTCTTTGAAATGAACTGCCAAATTAACTTTGGTTGGTGTGGTGGTTCATTGTTAAATTCTTTCCAGTGGGTTACCTCCGGTATATGTAAAGTTGAACCTCTATACTCATACCATCGGCTTCCACTATAACAGCAGGGTATAACACTTGGTTGATTATTTAAACATACTCTAACCCAGTTCTCATTATCAGGCAATTTATCTTTTATGTTTATCCATTCCATATTGTTCAATAATTATGTGGTGCGTTAGGTATTTCTTCAGGTTCGTGCAGGATACTGCATTGAGGGCAACAGGGACGATTTGTTTCCTCGTTCCAGTAACAGGTCTGATTTCCGCAAAATATACAGCATTCGGCCTCATATCCTGTTATACTGAGTGCCAGTGCATCGGGGTATATTTGGATGCTCATGGTTTATTGATTAGTGATTCCAGTTTACTTAACTTGTGTTTCTTATATTCATCAAGCAGATATTGCCACCGTAAAACAGATTTTATTTGTGCCAACACTATTTCAACATCAGCTATCTCTTCATAAATATTTTGTTCTTTAGCTTCATTTAACGGATCACGGCGATTCTTTAATAACGCTTGAGTAAGTTCAGCCATTTCCTCAATCAGCATATCTGTTTGCTTCTCAACGCCAAACATTTCAATTGCTTGCTCGTAAATTGTTTTTTCCATGTTGTGTTTATTTTGTGTTTTAGTTATTTATTTTCCATATCACATTCATACCATTGGTCGGCTTGCTCTTCCTTTTCCCACCAGTACATAGGCTCAAAGTCTAACTGTTTCTCAATCTTACGCCATATACGCTCCATTTGTTCCTGTTTACGTATCCTACGGTTCATTACCGGGATTAACGCTATAGCCACCAGTGCAGCACCATCCATCACTGCGCCAAATGTTACCTGTATTGTTTCTATTGTTGTCATGGTTTTAATTAAGTGAATAAGTAATCATTTTTCTAAACTCAATAAACGCTGCATAGTCTGTAAACTCAGCTCTTTGCCTCATTGACAAATCCTCGTTTTTAGGCTTTACATAACAACTAACAGTAACGCCACTATCATAATCTTTTTTGCAAGCAACATTATGGCGTACATAAACATCCATTCTGTAACCCTTCATTTCATACATAGCCCATGCACTCCTGCCGTGGCAACTACGAACCAGTTTAACTATCGTCATACGTTTACCTTTTTTAGTTTCTTTATTTCAAACTCTTTTCTATACTCATCGTATTTAGCAATAAAGTCACCACGTTTCCCTAAATCCCCTTTGTAATACACACTCGGGTTAAGCATGTATTCAGCACCCCTTACATGGCACAATAGACCACTCTCAGAGAACTCTTTTACGCTTGACCTTACTGTGCCTATACTCAAACCCAATCGTTCAACCATGCGCTCCTTATTGCTTGTACTGAAATAGAACATATTGTCTTTATCATTATACTCTTTCAGTATAAATGCCAATACCTTTCCCGAACTACCAAGCCCGGAAAGAACCTCTGTAATATTTACCTCGTCTAAAAACATCATTATGTAGTTTATTTTTTTTGCTGTTGCTTTATATATCCCCTCACTTTTTGTGAGTTCGCCAGTATCCATGTCAACATATTCACGGGTACCTATAAACTGCTTTCGCTGTGCCGGTCTTTTTAATCCTTTAACATTACCCACATTAATACTGTATAAATAATTATACAACAAATATACAGTTTATTATATACAAAACAAGTAATTGTGCTGATATGATAACATTAATTGCTAACATATCAGCATTTTTCACAGTATACCAGCATTTTTATTTACTTAATTACCTGTAAATCAATCAATAATAAAACATTTCTCTTATAGTATTCTAAGTAGTATTTATTTAACCATTTAATCCTGGCCAATAAGTTTAACACACCCATCCTCCCCAAAATAATTTTTTATTTTTTTTCACACACTCTGATATGTGGGATTATCCCCCCATGAACCATTACCCACATGACCAAAAGAGAACGGAAACCCAGAACCGGGGTACCCATGTAAACACTTTTAGCAATAGGCAACATGATCTAAGGGAGATAAACTGTATCAATGGCGATAAACCTTTTGACCATGTTACCATGTTATAACCTGTTTAAGGCGTGTTAACTGTGTTAAGGGTGTTTACCATTGGTAAAAGTGAAACGTTATTTACAGGCTTTAAAATGATACCTGTCATTACAATGGTTTAACCTTGATTCCAGTTGCTACAAGTCATTACCAAAAACCCCATTTAAACATACGTGAATACACTTTATCCACCGGTGAAACACTTTTGTTTTTACAATGGGAACAAAGGTAAAATTGAGGGATAATAACCCCATATAAACAAGTTAAAACTGATAAAATTAGTTTGATTTGTTAAAAAGCACATCAATGAATATGTTTAAATACCTGATATACTGTATTAAGGGGTGTTAGGAGGGATATAGGGGGCTATAAAAGGTTATTGGTGTTTAGGATGTTATAAATGTAATGTTTGTTTATATGGCAGGCAATGGCGTTATATATGGGTATAAAATAGATAATGGGATATGTGGGTTATGGGTGTTACTGGTTATGTAATGATATAATGATGTTTGGTTATAACTGTACGTTATGTTGAAGTGTTTAAATGTGGTGTTTAAAGGGTGCGATATTCTATTTAGTTATAACGGTGTAAATAATGATGCCGATATTTGTGTAATTAAATAATGATGCCGATATTTGAATCATGGTTAGCAATTAAGCTTATCACAACATTAAAACTTAGCAGTTATGAAAACCAACAATCAATTAGTTAATTCAGGTCATTTATTTTTAGCTATGCACGATGAGGTGCAAGAAATAAAAAGCGATCTTCAAGTAAAAGAAAAGATCTTATACGAAAGAATGTATAGGGCATTTTTAGAAGTTGTAAGTATTCAAATAAGAGTAGACAGCACTGTTACTTACGACAATACTGGGTTAGAATATAAAATAGTCGAGGTTGATTTAATGCCACAAACAAACCCTGAAACAAAAGAGGTAACTCTTTGCCCTTATGTATATTTGGTAAGGGTTAAAAAAGGCACAAAAGAATTGCTAAAAGCATATAACAACGGTGTTAATCCTAAAGTTTATGCCAAACGTGTTCAGGCGCAAATGATCAGAAAAATCATAATACATTAAGACCTGTTTTACCTGCTAAGTTTTGCAGCGCACCCCGTACCCTGATCAGGTTGGGGATTTGGCGGTACAGGGCGTTACCATCACAACGATGCTTTGTAATAAATTAGCAACACAACATTAACAAATTAAAACCTCTCAATCATGACAAGTAAATTTTTATACACCAATACAAATTCAGCAATTAATTTGCCTGATAATACTATCCTTTTAGAGATTGAGGCCGATATTCTGGATGAGGGTATGTATTATGTCTTAACCGCAACGAACGGTGAGGAAGTGTGCCGCTCACAACACTCATTTATGCCGGGGACTATTAAAAATACATTTGGACTAACTACTGAACAATTTTTATCATATATCAATTAAATCACTTTCTTTAAAACCTCTCAACATGACAACTACAGTAAACTACTACAAATTCGACATTTCAAATGAGGCTGAATTTATCGCCTATGACAAGTTAAAAACCTCTTTAAAATCCCAAGGTTTAACTTTATTTGATAACATTAGTTCAGGCAATAGCAACTATTATAACAACCTTATATCGCCATTAAATGGCCTCTCTATTGAACTGGAAACAAAATATTTGTTTAACAATCAGTGGAATACCGCCCCAACTATCACAAGTGATAACGGGTTAAGGGTTTTTGATTGGGAAGAAGCTATTTATCCAAATAATAAGATAAAACAGGGCATGTGGTTAACACAAACGCCTGAAATGATAGCAATACGTCAAAATACATGTGCTTGCGGTTATTGCGGGGCTCAATATCTAAATACAGATTTGAAATATTGTACCAAATGTTTGGGTAGTGAATACCTAAAATTAGACGACTTAAGATTGTTACAATTGCGCCCGATCAGTGTTAATGATCACACATTTAAAGCCTCTAAGAGCGTCCCTGATTATTTGGTTAATGATTACAATACAGCACAACAAATATCGCGCTTAGAGCGCCTTAAAAAGGCTCAAAACAGCAAATTGAAAGATATTAAGAATAAAATAGAATCTGCACAAATTGAGTATGATGCTTACAGCCTGTTAATAGATAATGATATAGATTTTAATAATGTAATTTATTACACACATACTAAAAAGTTTTGCTTTGGATGGAGGGAGCCAATTACTAAGCCCGAACAAACAAAACTAAATGTTAAACTTACTGAAATAGGCTTTACAGCTAAATACGATATAGAATTTAAATAAGATCCTTTGAGTTTCGTTGAGAGGTTTCTCAATGGCCGTTCGCCTCCCTGCCTTAATTGGTTGTGGAGGCTGAACTGGTAGGAAATGTTTCCTATTTAAAAACCTCTCAAAAAATGACTACAGAATTATTTAACCGTATTCAATCTGTTATAGATGGATTATTGGCAACAAATCAAAAACTAACCGTAAATAAGGTCATTACAGCCTCTTTATTTAGCGCTGGTGGTACATTAGCCGGATTTGATAAAGAAGTCGCTACGGTGGTTAAAATGTACACTAAGGGCGAATATGAATTTGAACATACTTACAGCCACACTGGAAAAGTAGATACATTTACGCTGCACTTAAACAAACACGGCGTTATGTGTTTAGGCTATAAATTAAACGGTAAAAAATATTGGCAGTGTGCAATGGAACGCCATTTAGATGAGCAATCCAGGCTATTAAATATCCTACAAAAGACGGCCAAAGATGAATTAATGGCAAAAACTTTTATCCATAACAATTTACAATATGTTTCAAAGGCTTATACTAAATTAAAAACAGCATGAGCGCACAGGAACAAAGCGATTACCCAGTATTAGCTTACCACTATAATGTAGCTTTAGCAACAGGATTAACAAAAGAGCGTGCTAAAATTTACGCTCAGTCACAAATCAGTCAACCAACTTGTATTAACCATTTAAGAGTAATAAAATGAAAAGATATAGCAAATCGGATCAAATTAAAGATTTGATAATAGCCCTGAACGAACAAAGGGCAAAAGCAGGGAAAGTTTTAGTTAGCCGTCAATGGACTGGATTAGGACATTGGCTAAAAACAGAGGAAAAAGAATATAAATGTATTGGTAGTATTATAACCAATGATAGTGAGTTTATAGGTTTCTTAAAGGGCATGTTAATAACTCAATAATCACAATTTTAAAATCATCACACAATGTCAACAACAAACTTCTTCAACGGCCAGCCTGTACGGGTTATAGCTGACCACAACCAATTTCAGGCCTCGGCCGGGATAACTTATCATGTTGGTTCAATTAATCGCGTATCGGGGCTTATTTCGGTTCAATTGCTGCACAATGGCCGAAGTGTAGGCGCAATAGATGAACGTAAATTAACACCTGCTAAATAATTAGAGTTATGTCACAATACAAATTAGATGAAGACAATTTAAAACTGGCGTTAAAAAGACGCTTTTTAAGAGGTATATTATTTAGTAAGGACAATAAACAAACGCCAATTGAATTAATCAATAAAGAGGCTGAAATCGTAATCGAAGGTTTATTAAATGACCTTTCGCCACTAAAAGAAGTCAAACCATAGGGCTAAGCAACTTTCACCAAAACACATTCTGCCCTAAACGGAGGCTTAAAAACAATTTCCCTAAACCAATGACCATCGCCACCAGTAAAATAAAAACCATTGGGTTTGCCCTGAATGAGGTTAAGCCAAAATCTATTGTGGAGGCAATTAAACTCATTCAGGAGTATGATATCCCGGCACACTGGGTAATAAATCCGGTTTACGATGGTCATAACCCTATGTTAATCCGGGGATTTAGAATTAAGGATTGCAGGGGTAAATTACATGGTATTACATTAACAAATTTTATTAACGTTAAATTTTATGGAAAATGAAAACAGCATATTACAAATCACTATTGGGTAAACAATGGCAAGTTACATTTGATGACTTGCAAGTCCAAGAAGTTGATAGAATAGAGCACACTGTTTTTTATACCTGCACAGGGTATGATGAATTAGGTAGAATATACACTGGTGTTTCAGAATTTACCTGTGATGAATTTGAGGGGATTATGGATATCGAGATGGTTAGCCACATGCACCACAATAGAAAGCCATATCAAGCCCGTGTGCTGCTTAAATCCATTAGTCACTGGCAATCTGTTGTCAATGGTGAGGTTGAGCCTAAGCGCCCAATAGCGTATTACAAAAATAAACTAAGCTATTACCATCCTCACGATATTGAGTATTTACAAAAAACCGCAAACAACAAATCATGAAAAAACTACTTTACATTCCATCACTCTTTAGAAGGGTGGTAGATAACACAGCAACAGAACATGAACTCATTATTGCTTTTCTTATTCTGTTTGTGCCATTTGTTACCTTTTGCCTGGTTTTTGGGCATCCTTATCAGGCTTATTACTATTCTAAATAAATCCATCACACATTTAAAACAACAAAATCATGTACAAAAACAAAACAGTAATCGTAAGAACTCATTCAGCAGGCGTTTGGATGGGAAATGTAAAAAGTTTAGAGAAAGATGTTGCTATCATCACTAACGCCCGTAGATTGTGGTATTGGTCGGGTGCAGCTTCATTAAGCCAATTGGCGGTTGAAGGAACAAAGCGACCTTCAGATTGTAAATTCACAGTAACCATCACCGATGAAGATGGGGTATACCTACCTCAGGTAATTGAGGTATTGCCATGCACAAAAGAAGCAGTTGAAAACATTAACGCCGTGAAAGTATGGAAGATTTAATCAAAGCATTCATGAGTATTGAGCCAGTAACTAATGGCGATGGCTCTGGCTATGGCTATGGCTATGGCGATGGCGATGGCGATGGCTCTGGCTCTGGCTATGGCGATGGCTCTGGCTCTGGCTATGGCTATGGCTATGGCGATGGCGATGGCGATGGCTCTGGCTCTGGCTCTGGCGATGGCTCTGGCTCTGGCTCTGGCTATGGCTATGGCTATGGCGATGGCGATGGCTCTGGCTCTGGCTCTGGCTATGGCGATGGCGATGTTAAACCAATCGTATATTCTGATTACAAAAAAGGATTTTTGACCAAGCAAATACACTCTTTCAAAACATTCAATAAGCAGCCAGTATACTACATTGATGATATCCCCTGTGTATTCCTTTCAATCGTAAATAACGTTGCAAAGGTGCTGGTCATCAAGGATGACATGAGTACACAAAAAATGTACATTGCCAAGTCAGGAAACCTTTTTGCTCACGGGGATACCAAAGAAAATGCAATTGAGGCTGTCAATGATAAATTTTACTCGTCACTATCTTTTGAAGAAAAAAGAGATGAATTTATTAAAAAGTTCAAAAAGAATGAATTTTACAGCAATCACCTGTTTTTTGAATGGCATCATCTGTTAACTGGAAGTTGTAAGAGTGGCCGTGAAATGTTCGTCAAGTCAAATGGAATAGATTTGGATTCATCAATGACAACACTACAATTTCTGACAATAACCAAAAATGAATACAATGGTGAAGTAATCAGAAAAATACTTGACTTGATTAGTTAAAACTAAAATATTATCTTTGTGGTATAATTGCTCACCGTAGGAAGTGCCAGCAGTTCATACACCAAACCCACATAGATACCAGTAATCCTTTCTTCGGATACTGTATTAGGCTAAGACTAAAAAACTTTCACTTCCTACGGTGGCCTAATCAGTTGATGAATGAAAGGATTTGTTATTTCTAAAGGTATCGATTAGCCAACTCTACACATAAGCAGTGTATTGTTCGGTAACACTTTAAAATGAACGCTCCCTGACAAAGGTTTAGTAAGACAGCATCACTTGGTGGTGTGGTGAATAATAAACAGAGTTATTGGGCTGACTTGTTTTCTCTGTGACCGACACGATAGGATAAACGACCGACGAATAGGTTAAAACAAAATGAATAGGTCACTCCCGTATTAAATACAATTGGAGGGGAGGGGAGTGACTTGTTTGTTTTGCTCCCTCTACTCCTGAAATTGCACTCCCTCTGAATAGGTCAATTAATAAATAGTTTAAGATATGAAAACAATTAGTTATAGAGAAATTGAAACCCACATTGGCTGGGAAAATATTCAACGCTATGCAAATAATGGTAGGCGTAGTGGTAGAAGCAAATTAATTATAGCAAAGGCTATAAATGAATTACTTTCCTCAGGATGTTGTCTTATAGTTGAACATGAGGGGTCGCCACAAACTATCCAATACTATGAAAAATTCACCCAATATTGGTTTTATAAGGCGCTTCAAGGATTTTTTTATGATATTCCAATAAAAGAATTGCAATCGCTATTCCCGGTTAGATTTATATTGGACGATGGATATTGTTTAGGTATTTGGGTACTGGCTAAGGAAGAAGAACAATACCAGTATAACACTGGATATGAACCACACTTTCTAAAAGAAGAAATAAAAGAACTAAAATCAGACTTAAAATGGTGGCAGGATAAACATCAAGGTTGTGTAAATCTAATAGAAAGATTACGTGGTTCATTTTGGGCATACATTTGTTTCCGTCTTAAATTTTAACCTAAAAAACTAACAAAAAGAAGTTTAAATACATATCAAATCATGGCAATCACAAAAGAATACCTCGAAAAGTTAGGCTGCGTACCAAATGGTGAAGCTATGGTTTTAGCTGTAGGTGCTGCCCGTATCGTTTTACGTATTTACAGCGGTAAGTGCTACTGCGAATTACCGGGATTATACGTTGGTGAAATAACTCAAAAAAGGCTGGAGGCTCTTTATTATGGGCTATGTGGTAAATTATTAACAATATCAACACACTAAACAAAATGGAAAAGAAACAATATCAACTACCAAAAGAATTTGGTGAAAAATGGGTTGCTGAACTAAGAAAAAATGAAATCAAACAAATAAAAGGTGAGTTTCATCAAGTGATTGAGGGAGAAGATTGTTTTTGTGCAAATGGATTAGCTTTTCACGCTAATGGGTTCAAGTTTGTTCCAAACCATTTAAGTAAAGTATTTAATGGAAATGGTGGAACTTTTTCGGCATGGACTAATTCTTTTATAAGCATTAATTTAATTGACAAGATAGTTGAGCTTAATGACGCAAAAGATTTATCATTTCCGGAGATTGCTGACTGGCTGGAAGCCAACGTTGAATTTATTTGAAAATAATGGCATCAAAATTTGGAATTGTAAATAACGATGCCTAAATTTGATAAACAATCAGTAAGCAACCATCACATAGCCACTGATTAGTTAAATTAGCAACACAAAACCAAAACAACATGAATACTCAACCACCAAGCTGGCCTGAATCAGCACCTGCCTATCATACCCATGATGGCTGGCTGTACGAAAAGAAAATGGCTTACAATGCCATTGCCTACAAAATAAAAGATACTCATGCTAACAGGCTAATAGCCCACGCTGAAACCATGTGTGAGTATGCTATCAGTGCCATAGATGAGGTAATGTTCTGGAAGTATCACATCATTGGCATGAGGCTCATTAATTACAGGATTAATTTATTGTCACGTTATAAACCAGTTGAATTGTATGGCAACTCTAAAGTATAAGCTCAAGGTGGCTGTATGCTTCCTTATAGGGCACGATTGGAGGTCAGTGACAAATTGTACCCGCCGTTGCGAACGTTGCTACAAACGCCAGATACGCGCTCGCTGGGACTGGAACAAATGGTTGGACGAAAACAGTAAATGGTTATGAAGAAGCAAAACAAACGATCCATTGTGCTAAAGTACCACCCAAACGCTGAAATCATAAATGTTGGGTGCAGTACTGGCGATTATTACGAGGTTAAAGATGGCATATTCAGGCTTGGGAAGGGTAAAACAAAGAATCAAGCTTGGATAGCCGCTTACAAAGATGTAATGAGAGATTAAGCCATGGGAGAGTTAATCATATTTTTAGCATTTGCCAATGTGATGGTGATGCTCGGTCGTTGGTCATCAAATAAAAACTCATAATTATGGCAAGATGTCCTAATTGCGGTGGAATTATAGGTAGAGATTGCTTTAATCCGATAGAGTGTGGTTGGATTACCCAACAAATGAATGCACAGTATGCTGTTGATGATTATATAAGGGAACAACAGGCTAAGGCTGAATGGGAGCATTACGAAACAATTCAGCGAGATTACTATAATCAAATCCAAGAAGAACACAATCAAATCACAACTGAACAGATTTTAAGTAGCAACTCTATATTAAAACGCTTTTTAAAAAATTCATAATCAGTATGGAACCAATAGAATTTAACGAAGGAGACTTTATATTAATCACAAGGGTTAACAAATTTGGGTTTAGGGAGATAGTAAAATACTATTCACCTGAACTCACTAAAGGCTTAATTAAACAAGAATGGATAAGAATGTAAAACTTATTGATTGTGGCAATCACAAGATGGAAAATTTAAAGTTTGATTGCGAACACGTGGATGGCAAAGTATTACCACGTTGGAGTATATCTTGCAGCAACTGCGGCTTAAAAGAGTATTCAAGTTTTATCAGTGTTGAATACGTTCCTATCCCCACTGTAGTTTTCTCTGAAAAATCATTTCATCTGAAAAAGCCATGAAAACCTACATAACAACCTATATCATGGCAAATGTGGAATGTAAACATACAGACACCACACTATTTGGCCTGAGTAAGCGATTAGAAGCCTTACAGGACGAGATAAATGTATTGCAGCACACAATATCAGTCAACACAATTGAAGACGTTACAGAGCCTGTATTCGAGCCTATCGTTCATACACCTGAAGAGATAGCAAGAGAGCAAGAGTTTATTGAATTTAAACATGGTATAAGGAGGGATTAACATCATGGACAGAAACACATACTTAGCCAACAAACAGGCACATGTAAAGAAACCTATTAAAGGATGGAGGGTAAAGATTGGTAGTCAGGTTTATTATGAAAGCAAAGATTACGGTTTAGCCATGTATTACATACGTACTCACAATTTAAAAACAACGCCAAAGGCAAAACATTAACAACATGGAAACAGAAACCATAACCAAATTTGGTAAACTTAATTGCATCAAAGCTCAACCAATCTTTGAAGGCAACGACATGAAAACACTTGACGTGTGGGATACAAATAGCAAAGATGAATTTATATCTGATGCCCAACAGGTTTTAATGCTAAATCAAAAAGGCAACAGGCGTGTATGGTTGGAGGCTGTATTTACAGTACTTACTGAATTAACAACGCAAAACATTTCATTGACCAAAAAATCTTATGATAGCAAACTCACCGAACAGGATTTAAATATAGACATAGTTTATTTCTTGAAAACATTTGGCACAATGACTGGATATTTTATCAACAGTACATCGTGGCGAGAACAGGAATTAAAAGATTTTGACAGGGAAGAACTTAAAAACAGGTTACAAAGGTTAATATCACAACTATAAACACAACACAAACATGAAACAGATCACAGAATTAACAGAAAAAGAAATCCTTGCTCTTACTGATGAGCAGTTAGAGAACATGGTTCAGTATAAAATGGCTGAGGAAGGAATTAAAATCCTTGAATATCCACAAAAGCCTGAATTTAACAAAATCCCACAAAAGGACGAATCGGCTTTTACTATAGGTGGTTTAACATACCCGATAACTAACAAACGTGCAGCTGAAGAAATATCTGCTGTTATTTCAAAAAACAGGGAGTATTTTTCTAATACCGAATACAGCCCAAATGATTATTCTGTTAAGTTTCTTAAACCCGCAGATGACTATCTTTTTGAAAAAGTCGGAAGCCTTGCTAAAGAAGACTTTTATTCAGCCGAAACAGCACGTCAAATAGCCGATGATAAAAAGGCCAACAAAGAAATTGAGCAAGCGTACCAAGTTGAACTTAATGAGTACAATGAGGCTTACGAAAGGCGTAAAGAAATTGAGGTTGTTATTTATGGCAAGTTCAGAGAAGTAGTTGATAAATTCAGAGAAATGGAGCGTTTAAAAGCCAAATACGAGCAATACTTACAATTAGCCGATGGCAACGAAAAAACTGCAATGAAGTTCCTTAAAAACGCTTATAACGTATCCTATGAAGCGGAGTACTTTGTTAAAGGAGAAGAAGCGCCAGTTGAAATCAACATAACATTAGATTAAATGACAATCCAACTCACACTAAACAAATCTCTCTATGGTATAGAGATAGATTCAAATCAGTTTATTCCAATTAAATATGGGATTAACACAAACGAAACCAGTTCTAAATTTGGTGAACAAACTAAAAAAGAAATAGCTTACTGCACCAAACTTCAAGACGCTGCTATAAAGCTTATACGTGAAGAAATAGCAAACAGTGAAGATAAGGTATCCCTCAATGAGTTCATTACACGGTATGAGCAACTAACCAATGAACTGAAGCAACAATTTGAACGCTTGAAATTATAAATACAGTAAACAACAAATAAATTAATCATACATCAGTAAACTAAAAAAAGTAAAAAGATGGCAATTTTAGCAAAACAAAACAGTACACCACGTGAATTGATCCCGGCAGATAATTATATCGCCAGATGTTACAAGATGGTTCAGATTGGCACAGTGGTAGAGAATTTTCAAGGTCAACCCAAAACAATGCAAAAGGTTCGTATTGGTTGGGAAATGCCAAATGAACTAAAAGTGTTCAAAGAAGAAAACGGACCTCAACCATTGGTTATAGAAGCTGAGTACACACTATCAATGGCAGATAAAGCTACATTAAGGGCTTTATTAACCTCATGGAGAGGCCAGGCATTTACAGAAGAGGAAGCCAAGTCTTTTGATATTACAAAGCTTATTGGCGCTCCTTGTATGTTAAATGTGGTTCATAATCCATCAAAGGCAGATCCAACAAAGGTTTACGAAAAGATTTCCAGTATCACTAAGATACCTAAAGGCATGACATGCCCTCCGGCAATTAACAAGCCATTTGTTTTATCTTATGATGAATGGGATGAGGAAAAATTTAATTCTTTGCCTGATTTCATTAAAGATAAAATGAAAACTTCTGAAGAATATAAAAGCATGCGCAACCCACATCTAAATGAATTCATCGGTAGCGATGGTCAGCCATTAGATGGTGTGGATCCAAACTCGGACGAAGATAATGACATGCCATTTTAACCTATGAGAAAGGTTACCCTTAGGGTCATCAGTTTCAAGCGAGACGATGACCCTATAGAATACCTGTATGGGTTAAATGAAACAAAACCTATTGAATTAGGTGACTGGTATTATCAGCGTGAATTAGGAAAGTTTGCTTGCTTACAAAAAGCAGGGCATCCAACCCAAACTGAATACAAGTTTCCAGTGATAGAATGTTCAACAAATCCTTCTTTAGGTTTACCATCCATACCACAGGCATTCGTTAAACAGTATTTTGAAAGTAATAAAGAGAAAAACATTTTGGAAATCAGATTATGAAAAAAACTACAGCTGTTATAATTAACAACCAACGCCAATTTGAGGCTATATATGAGTTTCTTATTGAAGTTAAAGGTTATCAATACGCCTCACATGACAGGCCTACTTATGGATCAGGATTATACGGAGTAAGCATTGAAGATCAATTCAGGCTCGTAACACAACTGGATAGTGGCAGTTCATGTTATGATTTTGTAAGTTTTGAGGCGTTTTCTGCAATTTCAGGTTGCGAAAGTAATGACAAATTCATTGTCAACTTATCCAATGGATTAAGGGTTGAATTAGATTATAATAAAGAAAGAATCTTATTCAAGGGCGATCAAGCCAATAATGAAGTCCCAATTATTAATTCATTTAGCTTTGAAACCTTGGGTAAAATACAAGAAGCTTATTTAAAGCACAAATAAACCTCTCCTATGACATTTGAAGAAGCAAAAAAACTTAAAAGCGGTGTCTACAAAATATGGTGGGCTACGGGGGGTTCAACATCTGTAGCAGCAGTAGGAAGGGATAAAGATCGTAATGTATGGTTACACCCTGCTAACTGGATTACCGCAACAGGACGCAGTGACTATTGGGTCAATGTTAGAAAGGTAGAGTTAATACAAGAATCAAAAATATAAAAGCGATCATTCGCCCTGTACAATGTGTACCGCTCTGACTCTGGGAATACGCAGATAAAGGTAAGGCTTAAGGAGAGTGTAGCAATCGGGCACTACACCCACAGTACAGGGCGAATGATTTAAACAAAACTAAATAATGGGACAATCAAAAAAAGATTTCATGGAGGCAAGAGAGTTTGAATCCATTGACCAATACACACCACCAAAAGAAACAGGTGTTGCTGCGTTCCAGCAAAGCACCCTTTTAGGGCTTAATAAAGCCTCTATAAAGAGTTTATCTCAATCCATAATATCAGAAGTCATGGATGGGAATCAAGATGGCTTAGAGGTCTTAATAGCCACTAAAAAAGCAAAGAAGTTCTTTGAAGAGATTGAGGAAAATCTTAAGGGTTATGTTTATTCTAAACCATACGCATCTAAGGGCGAAATATTAAAAATATTTGGTACAGAGGTTCAGCGGAAAGAATTGGGTGTTAAGTGGAACTATGATAACTGTGGGGACGTGGTTTATAACCGATTAAAACAACAATTGAAAGACCGTGAAGCTTATTTAAAGGCAGTTTTAAAGCCAGTCGAAGAAACAGATGAAGATACAGGAGAGGTGTACACCATTTACCCTCCTGTAAAAACATCTACAGATGGGTATGAAATATCAATAAAGTGAACAGCATACAATAATTTTTTGACGAGTGATAGCTGGTGATTGACGCGAGGTCAGCCCCGCTTAATTAAAACAAGATGGAGTGGTGAAATGGTAGACACAGGGAGGCATCCTGAGGACGGTTCAATTCCGATCATAAACTGGTGTAGCACTCGTGCAGGTTCGAATCCTGCCTCCATCACAAAACTTATAACACATGGAAAAAATAAAAAGAAAATACAACAAAAAACCACCTGAGCGACCAAAGAAACGTTACCCTACTGATTTATATGTTGACCAGGCTACACGCCTTGACCTGTTAGCAGAGGAAAGGTATAATGAAGATGGACACGTTTGGAGCAGGGGACAATTAATCAGAGAGTTTATTGAACAGGGATTAACAGATAATGGATTTGAACATGGAGGACAAACCAGTTAACCACGAGGAACAGCGGTGTTGTAACTGTAAACACTTTGCTCCAGATGAAACAGGAGATGGGTTCTGTTCCTGTCCTGTTAAAAGCCACTATCATGATTATGTTAGTGGGGATGAATATTGTGTTACTCACGAAATAAAAGAAAAGCATGAAAAAAGACAATAAAGCATTAAACGACCTCGATCAGGAGTTAAACAAGGTACTCAACACGCCTAAAAACACTGCTGTTAAAAAACAGCTTTTTGATGATTTGGTTTTGTTTGGTCAAGCCGGATATAAAGCTGATGAAACTGGCATTACGCCATTAACACAAGTGGAACTTCAAGAAATGAAATATGGCAAAGAACACAACCTGTTCATGCACTCACAGGTGCCAGAGGTTGAACCGGAAGATACCAATACCATACACCCAGACTATCAGGGGATTCCAATGGTAGCTAACGTTCCGTTTAAAGAGCCAACAGAAGAATCTTTTTATGGGGGTATGATAAAAAACGTTAAAACTGAATGGGGAAAGTGGATGCCTAAAGTTCAGCCTATAAAACTTGTTGTTCTCGGCGAACCTAAAAGCCAAAAGCGTCATCGACACGTCAACATGGGTAAGTTTACCAGACAGTACGATCCATCTGCCAATGACAAAGGTGATTTCCTCTCTGTAGTACAAAAACAAGCCCCTGAGAAACCGATTGATGTGCCTGTGAGGCTATGTATCAACTTTTACTTTACAAGGCCTAAAAGCCATTATAAGACAGGTAAAAATGCCCACATATTGAAAGACAACATTCCGCATTGGCACACAAGCAAACCAGATACTGATAACTGCTTCAAGTTCGTTACTGATGCGCTTAACAAGGTGTTTTGGCGGGATGACAGTTTGATATGTGATGTTACAGTTCAAAAGCAGTATAGCGATCAGCCAAGGATAGAAATTACAATACAAACGTTATGAAAGTAAAACCACTAAACAAAGAGCAATCAGAGCGACTGCTTAAGTTGGCTGAGGGGCTTAAAGAACATCTTTACAAAGAAAATGACCCATCCGATATTTATAACTTTCAGGAGTGTGTTAAGGTTGGTCGTGCGCAAGCATTTGTTGATATGCTTATCAAGCAATTAAAAGGGGAAGTTTATTTTTAAAACCATGACAACACCAAAGCTATACAAGGGAGATACCATATTAATCAATGACAATGCTTATATGGTGATAGTAGGGCTTAAAAAACACGCCATTGTTCCTGACGATTTGGTTTATAACGTTCATCTTAAATCAATCAAATATGACCCGAACAAATTCCCATCTGATATTTACGAAAAAAACATCAATTTACCGCCATTTGAACTGGTTTAAAAATAAAGTGGCATCAAAATTTGGAAATGTGATATGAAGGTTTTTATCTTTGAGACGTTTAGAATTAAACATGTTGTGGCCGACCAAGCCTCTCAATATGATTTAAACGTTCTTAAAGAGATTGAAATCCCCGGTAGGGTTAAATTGTACATAGGCTTGGTCGCTTTATGGTATGTGCAATTTATATCTTACCGGGGATTTTTGTTTAAACCATCACCAAAAACACACTTCCTATATTCTTATACATGGGTTGGTTCGGGCAAGTATTGCTACCACAGAAATTAAATGGTTATGTTATAAGCTTCTGACCACAACCGAAACGAAAACTGCAAACGAATGACGGCTCGCATAGGTGAAATTGAGACTATCTTCTCTTATTCCTGAAAGGGGGTAAGGGGGATAGCTTCACTTCCTCACTCTTTCAGCTTCACTCATTCCGGCTGGCATTTATAATAAATAGTTCAACATACAATGAGTAAAAACATACTTGACGTTTACGAAACACTTTACAAATACTCTGACAACATCAAAGGGGAAAGTATTGATTATAACAGGGGATTTCAGGATGCTGTTTACATGCTTAAACTTGGCTTAGAAAAGTATGAGCATATTAACCTGCATGTGGAGAACCGGAGGCTAAGGCATAAACTTCTATTGCTGGATTTAAATTTTGATGATAGCATGTTTACAGTTGAGGCTCTGCGAAAAGAATTACTGGCATTAAGGAATGAAATTAACCAGCATAAAAATGAGCTAAGGAGGCAAGAAAAAAAAGCGGCAAAGATGGGATTGGTTGAAGATTTGCCTTTATGCCAACTAACCATTGAGGATTTCCAGTTTGACTTCTTTGCGCCATTAACACAGGATCAGTTAGAGGGTTATATGCCTGTTATAAGCGAATATATCGCTTCCAGGCTACGCAAAGAGCGCAGGAAAGGTAAACCTCTGCACAAGAACGATTACAAGGCGTGGACGCTTGAATGCTTGCGTAATAAAGGCATAAAATGTTTTGCATAAAACTAATCATCACATAAAAATGGAAAAGGAACAAACACTAAGAGGTTTTGGCATTTATAATTTTGAAGATGCAAATAGGGAAAAATGCTCTATTCAAAAATCATCTTCAGCAATGGAAGATATGATTTGGATTGGAATTTCAGAACCTGATTTAACTGTTTTTGAAAAAAATAAGGGCAAATACGTTGTAACCCCAATGCCTGAATGTTTCATGGTATCTTCAAGGATGCACCTTACACGGGATATGGTAAAACAATTACTCCCAGTCTTAACAGGGTTTGCAGAAAGTGGCAAGATATAAACACATCCCATCAACAGTAAACACTCAACTTAAATAGTTCAATATGAAAGATTATCAATTACCAAAAGAATTTGCCACTAAATGGGTGGCTGCCTTACGAAGCAACAAATATGAACAAGGAAATTACAAGCTTAAGTGTGAAAATCAATACTGTTGTTTAGGAGTTGCCTGTGACATTGTTGGTTTTGCTCAAGATTTCGGAGATGCACAATATATTGGTGGCCTCAATGTAACATATGGGTTTAAAGAAGAGTTAACACCTATTTTAGATTTAATTCCTGTTCAGTTACAAGGAGGCCAAGAAAACGGATTGGTTGATAAACTAACATCAATGAATGATAGTGGTCAATCTTTTTTTGACATCGCTGATTGGATTGAGGACAACGTTGATTTTGTATGACCACAGAACAAAACCTAACCGAAACGGAAGAAGCATCATTCCAACTCCTATATGGTTTCATATTCTCAATGTCAATGAGCATTGAATATATGGATGGCATAAAACCTATGCTACAGGCCGCAGGAGGCCGTAACGCTTTATCAAAGGTATTATCAGCCGAAGAAACATTAAAGTCTCTTAAAGGGACTATATGGCACCACTTTACAAAGAATATGCCACCCGATCAAGTGGGTGTGTTTGAACAGGCGATTGAATCTCATTCTGAGACGGTTTATAAGATGTTCAGCTTGGGCCCGGATAAACAACGTAGAGTGTGGAACTTAATTGAGAAACTAAATAAAGAGTAAGACAATGGCAGCCAGCTTCCAGGAAAAGAAAACCGCATTGGAGTGGATGATAAAACACTATCAGGAAGCTGCTGATAGATGTTGGGATAATAAATATCCACTCCTATCTGACTTTTACTTGATTTACGACTACAACATGAGCAAGGTTGAGGAATACCAAATAATGCTGGATAAACTTTTAAAAGAGGAATAATGAAATATTTAAGCGATTCTATCATTGAAAGTTTACTTTCTGAAAAAGAAAGGCTTCAAACTCTTATCGAACATATTGATAGTTTGGTGGCCTTAAACAAGGGCGAAAATCTTACTATTCCTAAAAAAGACAATCATACTCGCCCATCAAGAGAAGGCTTGAATAATTTAATAATACAGGCTTTTGCTGGTAAAAACAACGAAATCACAAGGCAACAAATTACAAAAAGTGTTAGGGAAATATACCCTAAAACGGCACAATACTCTATAGTTAATAGATTAAATAAATTGGTGTCAATAGGTCACTTGATTGCCACGAAAACACATTATAGGACATTTTACAAGTTAAGTAATGGAACAGAAGCTTAAAATATGTTCAGTCTGCGGAGTGCCCAGTAAACTCTGGCGCAGCACTCCTAAGCTCTGTAAGCCATGTGCTATGAAAGCTGATGCCAAGGATAAGCCGAAGGAAACAACAGTGCCACGGGCAGCTATTAAGCCAGTGAGCGATAAAAGAGCACAGTTAAACAAGGCTTACACAGCACTGCGGAAAGTTTACATCAAACAGCATCCATTCTGTGAGGCCATGGTAATTTGTGATGGGCTACCAACTTCTGATATTCACCACAAGAAAGGCCGGGGTCAATATTTTCTTGATGATAGCACTTTTCTTGCTACGTGTCGCAACTGTCATCGGTGGATCGAAGAAAACGTAGAAAGAGCAAAGGAATTAGGTTTTAGTGAAAATCGTTTAAGTAAATAACCATGGGAGCAAACTTATACTTCAAGGTATTTAAGGTAGATGGTAGGATAGAAAACTACCACTTCTATTCCTTTTCAGAAAACATTGACTTCATTTTGGATTTGGTAAGTCAGTTAAGACAACAGGGATGCCAAGTTAAATTCCTTCGACGTAACGATTGGTATTTTGAAGGGATGTCAACCATCGGTGTTATTAACATCCATTTGGATAAAGATGAACCAGGCGATGCTCAGGGTGAAAAAATTGGGTATTTAGAACATTACGAATTATAATCATGGCAACAATAATCAAGGAAACGTTCCTTCCGTCAACAACCTATCCGGTGCTGGTTCACCACGACACCAATAAGGCAGACAGGCGCATCAAATACGCTCTCTGCCGCGCTAAAATAGACTGGTTGGAACCAATGTCAACAAAATCAACACAACGCCTTAAGAAGGCTATAAACTTGTAAATATGAGAGGTCTATTAATGGTAGAGCCACTATACCACCAAACTGTGGCAGGTTTAAAAACTCAAACGAGGCGCGATGGCGGCTTAGATGAAGTTAATGGCCGGGGGGCAAGCAAAACTAAGCCTGCAATTGAAACTGATCCTGATGAATGGCTTATTGATGAGGTTGATACTGGCGCTGCCATACCATGGGTGAGTTTTAACGGCGAAAACACCGGTGATCCCAAGCCAATTATTTCAGTTACTTTCAGAAAAAAGAACACCCACCTTAACTGGCCACCAGTTTGCAAGCCCCGATATAAAGTAGGTGAAGTTCTTTTCATTAAAGAGCCAACCTGGACAGGCGAAGTGGTAAAAGGCAATGGCGAGGTTACCCTTTACAAATACGATGATCAGTCAGAGTATTTAGGCAAAATATTAAAGTGGGGTAATAAAATGTTTATGCCAGCCAGTCTTGCCCGTGAATATGTTAAAATCACTGGGATTAAATGTGAACGCCTGCTTGACATATCCGATGACGATGCCGTTTCAGAGGGGATTGAAAAGCTTGAAGGGACCGACTTGTGGAAGTATTACAAAAAAATACATGACAATTGCAATGGCACACCATCACCGAGAAGATCTTTCTTCACGCTATTTACGTTCGCCAACAAGATAAAAGATTCTGACGCAATGCCCAATCCATGGGTGTGGGTTTATTCGTTCGAGTATTTAAAAAACTATAAAGCATAATCATCATGAAAAAACGCGGCGGAGTACTTTACGAATTAGCTGATGGCCGGATGGCTATCGCTTACAATTGTGATCAAGCAGCGGTCAAAGAAGACTGCAGGCTGCTCAAACAGGTGGACAAGGACATGAAACCAGTGCTGTCGGAGCACAACGGCCGGCAAGCAATCCTGATCAAGAACTTGTCAGATCTAACAGTCCGTGGTTACGTTGATTAGTCATGAGCTCCCACACATATTTCTGCGAGAAGCCCCTGTGTTTCTTCTGCCAGGAAATGAACCGGATCGAAAGGCTCAACAACCCGACAAAGATTGTCCTGTCAAAATATAAGAGTGAACAGAATTATCGCAAACTGAGAAAGCAACTTGAAAAGGAGAACCGGGAAGTCGCCAGTAGTTGAGGTCATCAAAACAAAAGACGGCCAGGTTGTGGATCATGCACTACTTGTTAAGCTACTTCAAATTTGTAACGTTAAAATAAAGCCAAAATGAAAATAGAAAATAACAAACAACCTGTAGAGAAAGAGCAGGAAGTTAAAGGGGAGGAGAAAAAATACACGTTTGATCAGGTAAAATTAATAGCTACCAGATTTGCAAGGCAATCACGCTTAATGAACGATGTTACAAGCAATGACACTATAATGTCGTTTGATAATTGGTTTAACCCAGAGAATTTTTAACCCCCAAACCACCAATAAAAAATAAGTAAGATGAAAAAAATAACCTATAAATGTATGTGGTGCCACGGATCTAAAATGTCTTTTGGCAGTAAATGTCCTTTTTGTAAAGGCAAAGGATACATAAAACTTTAACCCCATGAACCCACAAAACAACATATTATGAAAGTAACAATTGAAATTGAATGCGACGAATATAATGAGATTTGTCAGCATTTAGATAAGATCAGGAAAGATATGATCAAGTCGATAAAAAAAGACACCATTGAGAAGGACAAGGGTGAACAGTTTTATGATAATAACTGCTATGGAACCCATACCGTAGTTATAGACATTGAAGATTAGTTATGAGTAACCCACAAAACAACGCCCCTCATGGAGATTGCGTATTAACGCCTGCTATTAAAAGTGGCAGAGCTTTTAACGGTGCTCATCGTGAGAGGGTACAATAGTTCACTTAGTGCCATCAGATTTAAACCCACGGTGGTGCCGGTGATTGGATAAAGGCGTTATGTGGTGTTGAGCCAGGCAGACGCGGCAACGGATGGGCATCTTCCATTCGGCCTGCTAATTGTGAAAAGTGTATTAAAAAATTAAATAATCGATCACATGAGTAAAGAAAATAACGCCCCCTTAAATGAGGGGGAGAAGGAAATGAAACAAAAAGCCAGCGAACACAGCGGCTTCAATCTTTATGATATGTCTAACAAGTCTTACGAAAAGTATATATCATTTATGGCTGGTTGGGTTGCGTCGCAAAAACATCAACCCACTGCCATAGGCACAAGCGAGGTTAGCTCACCCGATTCTAAAACCACGGAAAACAAGGGAATTAAAACACCTGAACAAATACTTAATGAATACCCATCAATTGAAATGGAAGGTATAAATCTTGTTGCATATGGTATCGCTATTCAGACTTGCCACGCCTATCACAACCAATTTACCCAACAGGGGAATATGGTTAGTGAAAGTGTTGAACAGGCGGCATCTGAACAGCTTGAAAACGATGCAAAGTCATTGTTAGGTAGATCGTCGTTACGCAACGATGAGCCAAGCAAAACTATATATGTTTTAGGCGCTAAATTCGGGGCTAACTGGCAGCTTCGCCAATCCTACCAACCTCAACAAAACGCGATAAGCGTTATTGAGGAAGAATTGAACTATCACATGAACCGAGGCGCTAAGTCAAAGGCACATGAAAATGTTCAGTATGGCATCATTAATACACTTAACAAGATTTTAACCAAACTAAAGAAAAAATCATGACTAAAATAGAAGTACTCGAAATTGACGGTGTAGGCAAGTTTTTAGAACACCATAACGATCACGGATTTGTACTTGCCGAAGGTAATGATAGTGTTTATTTTAGCTATGATGATGCAATCAAGATAGCTAAGTTTATAGCAGATAGACCTAAAGTAGATTACGCCACTATTATGGTTAAGGGCGATATCGAACAGAAAACGTTTAAAAAATGGGTAAGATAATTAACCAACATAAAGGAGAAAATAAATAATGAAAAACAATGCTAAAGTTCGCTTCAATAAAGAAATACAAGGCACTCGGGATAGCGATAATTATGCAACTCCAGTTAAATTTTACAATACGCTAAATTCCGAATTTAATTTTTCATTAGATCCATGTCCTTTAAGGTCTGAATTTGACGGTCTATCAATTGATTGGGTTGGCAACATTTACTGCAACCCGCCATATAGTAATATAAAACCTTTTATTGAAAAAGGGATTTTAGAAATTAGAAAGGGGAATGCTAAAACTGTGGTTTATTTAATACCTGTAAGAAGCGACACAGCATATTGGCATGATTTAATACTACCTAATGCCAAGGAGATTAGATACGTTAGGGGGAGGTTGAATTTCAATGAAAGTAAATCCCCGGCACCATTCCCTGTTGTGTTAGTTATTTTTTAAATAATGAACCACCCCTCTCTCTCCGCACCATCCTAACCAACGCATTAACGCTATTGTTGATGGCGTTTGTAGCATGGTTGTGTTATTTAGGTTGTAAAAAATGAGAGTACAGGTAAAAAGATGCTTTAATGATATGAAACTATTGAATGTTTCATTATGGCAGATATATAGTGTTAAACGCGTAGAGATACGCCAAGTTACACGTAAGTATCCGTCAGAAATAAAATACTACCTGTGTCATCAAGATAGTTCTCCCAATGGAATTTTATTCGATTATACAGAAGTTAAAGAAATATGAAGCAATGAAAAATATAGTAAGATGAAAACACACGAACTGAAAACATACCCCGAATATTTCGAGCAAATATGGGAAGGTAAAAAAGATTGGGAATTAAGAAAAAACGACCGTAATTATAAGTTTAATGACACACTTATTCTGAAAGAATGGGACTGGAGGGTTAATGAATATACTGGCAGAGAAATAGAGGCAGTCGTTTGCTATGTACTTAAAGGTGTTCCTGAATTTGGACTAATGTCTGGCTATTGTATTTTGTCGTTAAGGATAACCAACTACACCGATCTGTCATGACCCTCACCCTCCTAATCCCCTTAACCCTGCTCATAGCCGGGCGAAACAATCAACTGAAATATTCCATGTTAGGCGAATACAGGAACAAAACGAATGCGGCAGCTTATTACGGGGCTGCTGCTATGGTGACTTACTTAATATTTGTGATATGGATAAGCTAATGATAGAAGATTATATAATTGCACTTAAAGAGTGCAGACAGGTAATTAACTGGTATATGGAAAATTCAACTATCCCAATCCATTTAGTTGAAACAGAGTGTAATTCTGTATGTAACGTTTTGGATCTTATAGACAGACTTGCTCCGAATGATAACAGACAAATAGATTTAGGTAAATTACCTTTTTGATTATGAAACCCACAGACATAGCATCAACTCTCATCGTAATGGGAATGACCTATGGCGCAATTTACATGTTCGTCAAATCTTATGAAGCATGGAAGGATTGCAAGCGGATTGAGAAAGATAACCAGGCACTAAAGGCAAAGTCAGATGCCTATCAGCGAAGAACACTGGAAATGATTGAGTTTGGACGGGAGTTGCCTTCGTTTGCTGAACTAAACGACATTCTAAACAGCAACGATATTACTTCCCTTCATTGATATTGCGCAATCTTATATACCTTGTTACGGCCATAATGGTGAAAAGGAATAGAATACCATCGAATATTTTTTGATTACCACTAATGCATCCGAATACAAAGCAAAGCAATATCGCAAAGGATATAGTTGCAATACAAAACCAAAATCTATTTTTCATATTTTCAATTTAAACCTTTCCCTCATTAACAGTTACACTTGACTGGTCGCCGCTTACGTTAGTTTCGCCCTTCTTAGTAAAGCTCCCCGCAAAGTAAACACCATATACAGCCCCGAGTATTGTACCGCCAATTAAGCCTATAATAAGCGTCAGTATCTCAACTCTATCACCCCAACGGTATAAGATATAGGCCAACATAACAAACGCGCCCAAAACGCTTATATAGGCCAAATTTGAACGCGTACGTTCTGCTAATGGGTCGAGGTGTGGGATATTTTCGTCGTTCATTTATTTACTAATCTTAAAGGCCAGCCAAACAGCAACTATAATGAATGATATGAATAGTACTATCGGCCAAAACATACCCCTAAGTTACCGAAACATTTCTAAAAAACAAAACCACTCCGAAAAGTGGCTTGTATTGGCGGAAGATATAGGAATCGAACCCTGCACTTGCATGCCGCGCCGGTTTTCAAGACCGGATGTTCACCAATGAACGCTACCTTCCTTATGCAGTAGATATTGGATTCGAACCAATGACACCCGAAAGTGTTACGCATTAGCAGTGCGCTGCCTTACCACTTGGCTAATCTACTATTTGTACCCCAACCCGGATTCGAACCGGGACGCCTAAGCATAAGATTTTAAGTCTTACGTGTCCTACCATTTTCACCATTGGGGTATGTACCCTGTGAGAGATTCGAACTCTCAAAATCACGATCCTAAATCGTACGTGTCTGCCTTTCCACCAACAGGGCATAAAAAAAGCCTCAAGATTTTGTCGAGAGGCTTTTACTTTTTAAAATATTTTATTTAAAGCATAGTATCCTCTTTATCATTCATTAATGAATAACTTAATAAGAGGCTCAATGATTTATTAATTTTCATAATACAATTATAAGCAAACTATTTAAATTTTCATAATCACTTTTTGTATAGGTAAATAGCTGTTGCAAATAACAATTTGGAATAACCAACCTATCATTCCTTTCCTTACATTTGGGTTCGGCGATGTTGCCGAGGAAAAGCTTAGCAGCAAATGAACTTTGAAAAATTAGCCTTTGGTGAGGCGTTAAACTCACTTGGTGACTACGGTTCTGTAGGTCACTCTGATTGTCATAATTATGGTAGTGTAAGCGGTTGCGATGATGGGTGTCCTGTATTAATGTCTGGTAAATGCAAAAACCCAGATGATGTTATATTTGGTGAATACAAAGGGTATCCATTAATTGATGATTTTGATAATTACATATTTCTTTTAGAAAAGTATGGGTTTTTAAAACCTCAAGTAATTAATGGCGATGCGATAAAATCACTCGCAGATATCAAGACAGGTAGTGTTAAATTAATTTTAACCGATCACCCGTACGGAACAACAAAAAATGAATGGGACGTAAAGCTAAATCTTGAAGAACTATGGCCTGAATATTGGCGTGTGCTTGAACCTGGTGGCTGCATTGCTTTATGGTCACAGCAGCCCTATACTACCGATTTGATTTTTTCGCAACGTAAATATTTCAGATATGAGTGGGTAATTGAAAAAACAAATGCTACAGGCCATTTAAACTCTAAACGGATGCCCTTAAAGGCTCATGAATCTGTATTAATATTTTATAAATCATTACCTACATATAACCCTCAAATTACTTCTGGTCATGAGCGAAAGGTATCTACTGAAAACCACAAACGCAATAGCAAGAAAACTACTAATTACGGGGAATATAAAGCAACAGGTTACGATAGTACCGATAGATATCCTCGAGACGTATTAAAATTTAAATGGGACAAGCAAAAATCTAAACTTAATCCTACCCAAAAACCAGTATGCGCAAACGAATATTTTATTAAAACGTACTCTAATGAAGGTGATATAATTTTAGATAATTGCGCAGGAAGTGGATCTACTGGAATTGCAGCTATAAACAATAAGAGGCGTTCAATATTAATTGATAATGACGAAACACAAATATCTAATATAATACAGAGAATTAAAGAACTCCGCCCGTAGTTCCGCTAAGCTCTACGGCTTCGGACAACCCGGTTTCAGCAATGAGCCGGGTTTATTTTTTAACGCGGATGAACTTGTAAATATGGAACATGGTAATAGTCATTGGTGTGAGCAATACAAGCCGAACGTAAACAGATAGGTTAGGCGTAATCAGATACGCTATAGCCGCGCCGCCATACACAAACGTTTTAAATGCAAACAACCTAATCATCAAGATCCGCAACCGGCCGTTCTTAGAAGTGTAGAACTCCCATGATATGAATGCGGATAGCCCGGCTATGCTCCATAGCATTATCTGTATTAAAATTTCTTCAAAACTCATCTTCTCATTGTTTCTATAATCGTTTTCAGCGCACTTAATACCGATGTATTTTCCCTGGTTGTTTTATTCGCTTCGTCAAATTGGCGCTCTATTGTTTCTTTCCACTCACGGCGTTCTTTCGCATGACGTTTCTCTATCATTAGTACATATCCCCCAAGAGCCGCACAAATGATACCTAATATGCCGTATTGGGTTAGTTCGGTCACTTTCTTATCTCTCTGTATATTTCAATAACAGTGGCATTGAAGTGATTAACTTCAGTTTCCATCTTTGTTTTGAACTGCGTGAACTCATTTTTGTATTCAGCAAGGGAACTTCGTATAGTGGCCTCAACCACCCGGGATATAAATTCTTCCTTTTGTTCTTTCTTGTCCTTAAAGTATTTATGAACCCAAGCTATAAAGCCGGTAACTATACTAACTGCGGCGATTAAGAATTTACCTAATTCGGTATAATCTACTTGGGGTTGCTCTGGCATCGTTTTTATTTCAGTCTTTAAATATTCCATGATTAATTCCCGATGTGACGATTATTATCGTTATCACAAATATTGAACCGTTTAAAATCTTCAAAAAATACAGCGGGTCATATATCACTGATTGATATGTTAATATTGCAATAAATATATTAATAATAAATGCAATTCTACATAGCCAATTGAACTGTTTATGAATGTAGTTGACATACCCAAAAATCTCATCAATTAGCGTAAATAATATAATTACACCAGCATTAAAGTTTAACCATGTTCTTAGTTTATATATCTCTAATGGTGGTGTAGAATGAAAACTGGCGACACACAGATAACTTGATACTGAGTATGCCGCCAGTCCCAATCCAGTGATTAATATCCTGAATACATTTTTATTCATTTTTAATTAAATACCAGGATCATCTACACAATCCCCATTTGAATTTCTTATCTTACCTGATGGACAAGGATCTGTGCTACTTAGCTTCAGAGCCTCTTTATGATTATGAAATACTTTATCCAGTAATTCAAAGCCAAATGTGGCTATTAATTGTTTTATGATACCACCAATAAAACTTTCTTTTTGTTCTTGTTGCATATATTTAATTGTTTTAATTTATTAATAAAGACGAAACCATTTAGCTGTCGTTGCTTCATACTCATAGCACATACATACCCCTGTAGCTGCTGTTGTTGGTAATGATCCCAATATTGTGCCTACTATTGTAAGCAATGTTACCCCACCATTAAAGAATATCAATAGATTATCCCTATCATTAGGACTTGATGGAAATGTTATGGTTAAAGAAGCAATCAGCGAACCAACGCCGACTACTACCTTCCCAACTCCGGTGCTTACTGTTGCACTGCTTGTTATTGCCTGCTGGCCTTCTGGTCTTAATATCATGTTGTTAGTTTATCTTCAGCCAATTGTTTCCGTCTGATTCTAAAACATATACGGACGTGTTGACTAAGTTTGTTAATGTATTATTTGCTGCATCCTTCACAGTTGCTCCAGTAAATGACCAACTAAATGTCCCAGATGTATTCTGATTCCAAATTCTTAATATACGACCAGTATAACTTGCTGCTGTTGGTATTGATACTGTTCTGTTAGCTGTAACTACAGGCAGTTTTACTAATTGGTTTGCACTCGTAATAGTATAATTTGCATCTGTAGCTGTGTTTACTACATCTGCCAAATCACTTGTTAAGGCAACTGTACCGCTTGCATCAGGTAAATTCTGAACCCTATTAG